TCTGGAATATACTCAGCTCTCATTAAATGAGATGATACTGAACCATCAGGATTCTTTCTAACTCCTCTTCTTTGTTTTACTTTAGGTCCACCTTTTTTTGCCATTTGCATGTCATCTCCTTCTACTTGAGGAGCTTCATTCTTAGATATGTTGTTTAACATCCACATTAGGTCTTCGTCACTATATACTTGTCTAAGCTGTCCAAAAGATTTAAAATTTTCTTTTAGTAGTGATTTATAAATTTCCGAATTTACTTTTTCTGTAAAAGGATCATAAATATTTCTATCTTGAGATTTTTTTCTAATATCCATTAATCTTGCTCTAGTTTCAGTAGGTTCTGCAACATACTTGTTAAACCTATTTACACTTTCTATAATATCACGATTATCTTTTGCATACCATTCCAATTTTTGTGCAGGAGTCTTTACATGAGAAGGAAACAAGCTTTCCCGTTCTGCAAGTGTTTTCCAAAAAGGAGTTTTACTAAATTCAGTAATTGCATTTTTATTTATATATTCTACATCAGAATCAGGAATTAAATTTTTTAGATCTTTTTCCCAATTTCGGGGATTACTATATCCAGGTGCTCTATCTGTAGAATGACTGAGTTCATGTATATTAGCATGTCCAGATGGCTCCACTGATAGTTTATAAGGGTGGTGATTAATTCTTCCAGATTCAGGCATAGAGTAAGCAAGATACCTGTTATCTGGATGGGTAGTCTCAACATTATTATCAACATACATAGGAGGCGGTGTAGTGGTTAGATTAAGGTTTCTTGCATTATACATAGTTTTAAAAGCTTTGTCAGCCAAAGGGTTAGTTGCATTAGGATTCCATGAAGGACTAGGGTAACTAGATTCCATTGATTCCTTAAGCATTTGTTTATACCTAGGAGAATTCACATAATCTTTAAACCATTGTACATCTTTAGGATAACTTTCATTAGCTTCTACAATAGCTTTATTAATTTCTTCTCCTCTTGGATATTTTTTAAAATAAACTTCATAACTAATACACTCATCATCTTCATGATCATAAATCTTACCTTTTGGACATGGTCCAACTCTATTTCTATCTTTCCCAAATAACCCCACAGCTTCACCAGCTTTTATAACATTATTATGACCCCAAGTAGTCCAGTGAGGATTAATAGTAGAGATCGCACCCATTTGAGCTTTAGGAAGTTGCCCACCTTCTTTAGCTAAAGGTATTTCATAAACAGAGTTTCCTGGAAATTGATAATCGTAACCAGGCATCATTATCATACTATTGCCTTCATCATCAATACCTAATACAGGACCTCCTACACCTTGCATAGTTATCTTTCCATCTACATTTGGAATTAATGTATTTTCTCCTGGGTAAGCCCACTGTCCGTATTTACTCTGTTTAAACTTCATTACCTAGGTGAGTTTTGATTTTTGACATTAGCGATTTTAAGAACCATGTTAGCATCTTGAGGATTCTTTTTAATTAACCTTACAAAGTTATTATAATGTCTGAACTTTTTTCTTTGGAGTTGAGGTTTATTATAATTAAGGTTTACAGGATTTAACTCTTGTATATAACCGTTTGCCTTAGTATTCCAAATTTGATTTTCAGTATAGTTACCTAGTAATCTTGTAGTACCAGGTACTAATGGTCCTGTAGGAGGATAACCAGCACCATCTGGAAACTCTCCTCTGTTATCTGTAATATCCCAGAATTGATTAAATCTATACTTCTGCTCCTCTTTAGATACTAATATGTCTACAGTATCTATATTTATTTTTGGATATGTTTGTGCTAAAGCAATATTATTTTTTGGAAATATATTTAAATTAAGATATCCTGAAACCTGTTCTGAATTTGAAATTATAGCTTGATCAAAATTATAGTCTAAAACATGATATTGATCTACACAGAAATTAGAATCTCTTTTAAAACATTCTAGATAATATTCAATGCTTCTTACAGTTACAACATTTTGTCCTGTAGGTACAGGTATACCAACTTCAAATGGAAACTGAGTTCCATAGAAATTACAGTAATCATTACAGCCTGCATTGTGTTCCCATATACCACCTAGTTTAGTAGTATAATGTTTATTTCTTCCTGATAAATATAAATTAGGATGCCAATCATGAAATGATATCCATTGTTTATTTTTAGGGTCAAAACTTATTGTCCATGAAGCATCTTCAAAAATTCTAGGATCTCCTAATTTAACACTAATTTGATTGTTTTTAGTTTTATCTGAAGCTAGTGTTACCGCAAATTTATCTTCTCTAATATATTCTACTTGACCTTTATATTCAGGTTTAAGCATATAATCTTTTTTAGAAAAATAAATAACACTGTTACTGTTATCATAGCCTATTGAACATCCAATACCAGCTACAGGATTATCTACATGAGGAAAGTTAGGAAAGTCTTCTATAAGCTTATAAGGTAAGAATTCTTCAAACCACCATTTCATATTTATAGAAGATATGTCTTGAAGAGTATCTCCATATGTAAATATTTTACCTTGTTGCTGACTTATAAAGTATAAGCCTGCAGGTGAAGATAACACTCCTAATCTATCCTGTGAGGATCCAAATTCATATTTAGATTCTGCAGCTGTTACATTCCTAGGAGTTGCAGAAAATAAAAGACCATCTCCAACTGTAGCAGAAACACCTATGTAATCTTCTCTTTGATCAACACCTTGATACATTAAAGGACTAGCATCTTCAAATGTGATAAACATTCCTGTCTTTGCAAAACTTTTTACTGAGTTTACATGATTCTTAAATACTACCCTATTAAGTGGTAAAAAGGTTCTCCAAGATTCAACAATACTTTCTTGAGTTTCAGGTAAAGAATAATTTATAACATTTGGAGAAGATGTAAAACATAATTCAGCTACAGTAGGATCATAACTTCTTCCTTGTAGTGCACCTAGATTAAATGTTTGATTTACAAAAAATTCAGATACACTTAAAGAATATTCATAGTCATAAAAATTACCTGCTTTTAATATATCAGGATTAATATCAAATAAAGAAACTAAATCTGTATATCTATATTTATCATAATGATATTGTCTTTGTAAATCTCCTCTTGTTCTAAAATCTACTATAACATCACTTTCAACAAAGAAGTCTCTAATACCACATGCAGCTAAATAAAAGTATGAATCTTTAGGAGTTAATAAACCAGGATAACCTAATATTCCATTTTTATTAGTTTCAGCATCATAACGTTTATTATCAAGTCTATAGTAACTACTTGGAAATAAACCTGAGCCTGCAGAAGCACCAACAATATAGTCTTGAAAGTTACTTAAGTTAATTTCTGAAATATCCCAAGGTTGACTGTTAGCCCAGAACTTTGGAAATGGTACAGAAGGATATAAGAAATAATTAAATTCTTCGCCTCTTGCAGTATTGTATAACCAAAACTGAAAGAAAGGCATTATATTCTTTTCAGTAAATCTATTTACATATGTATCACCTCCAAAAAATATTTTAGTTTCTTGTATTTTATTAAGAACTAAAGGAACTGGACAGTTTGGTACAGTTGTGGTTGTTTGTCCTAATGTGTCAAAATCAATTTTTTGTTCACAAGGTGTTGCAATTATTTGTCTAATTGTATCTAGTTGACCATATTGATTTTTAATTCTAAACTTTAACCCAGCATAATAGCTAGCAATATTATTAGTAAAAGGTTTTTCTTTACCTTCATTTGAATATTTTACAGCAGCATGTGTTGCCTCAGCATAATCTAAAGTCATTAAAGACTGATCTATACTATTACTACCTGGCCCTCCTTGAAGAATATATTCAGGACCTTCTTGATCTCCATTAGGTTTAGCTACTCTTAAAACAGGTTTGTTAGGTCTATTAAGATTATTTATTCTATAGCTAACTGATGTACCTGTTGCTGTATTTAAATACTCAGGAAAATCTTGAACTTCTCCAAAAACATAAATGCCATCTTCAATAGAGTATCTATATACACTTAAACCTGAATTTACAAATTCATTATAATCCCCATGGCCTATTTGCTCTAGAGAATACTGTCTATATCTAGCAATAGCTTTTAATAAATCTACAGTAATTTGAATACCTTCCAATGTATGAAAAAGTAATAAACCTAAATCAGAACCAACTAAGTTTGTAATTAATGGAGGCAATACATCCTCGTGAGTATAGTTTCTTTCTACAGTAGGTGTAGTATGATATTTTCCTTTATCAGCAAAATCTTCTTCAATGTCTACTAGTATTTCATCTAATGATTGACCTGTGGGACTATTTGGAAAAAATACAGCTTGGAATGCATTATAATTATCAATTCTTGTTTTAATTTCACTAGGTGAAAGTTGAGCATTATTTACATTCGTTTCATCATCTTCATTAGCTAAATAATTTTGATCTGTTTCTATTGCAGAAATGTTGACACTGCCATTAGTACCTGATTGACCAGCAACAGAATACGGAACTGTAATAAGATTACCTGCTTGTAATGTATTAGTATCATTAGCTTTAGTTATTTCAGGAATATACTGTGGTTCCCAAGTTCCTGCAGGATAGTTAATACGTAAATTACCTGTAGCTCTAAATATAGCATTAACAATACCACCTAGTATTCCTACTGCAACTACAGTATCTGATAGTAATTGAAACTCAGGATGTCCAAGTGGTTCTATAAATCTTTGTTCAGCTTGACCCTTTAAGTATCCATATATCTTCATCTCAGACATCTGTAAATACGGAGTCTTAAAAGATGTATCAGGAGAATGAAAACTTAACATATCAGTAGGAATAGACTGATTTACAAAACCTGGATCAGCATCACCTGAAAATACAGGCTCTTCACCATCTCTACTTAATATGTAAGGATCATTTAAATTAAAGTTAAAATCATTTGGATCAGATGAGTTTTGTGCTGGTCTGATACAATTAAAAGGATAGTTAGCATATAAACCAATTTTACTAGAGTTACCTCCACTAACACCTTGCAATGTATAATCTCTAAAGTTATTTACCATACCTTTAGCTACTACAGATTTATTACCTATTCTAGACCCTCTTAATATTTCATACCCAACAATACCTTCAATATCATAACCATCATTATCTTTAGGAAGAGTAATGTTTTTAAATCTTACACCCATTAATCTAATATGATAAGTTCCATCAGGTTTTTTAACAAAATGATTTGTTTGTGGTGAAAGCCCATTATCAGGAAATTTATGATGTCTTATAGGTAATCCACAAAGATCATAGTCTGGAGATGTTTCATGCGTCCAACAATATTCACTTGAGTTCCATATCTCAGGTTTATCTGCAGGATATCTTTCACTAGATTGCCAATAAGCCATATTACCAGATGCTATAATTTGTCCACCGTCACCATTATCAATAGGCCCTCCTTGAGGAATTACTGTTGCAGTATTAATAGTTTCAAAAAGTTTTGTATCACCATTAAATGAATTAGCATCAGCATAATCAGCATTTTCTAAAATACCATTATAGGCTACAGCAGCCCTACCTGGAATATGGTATGATGCAGATTTATCTCCTGTATCATAAACCCATCTAATAAAAAATGCATAGACTTCATCTCTTAAGTATCCAGCATTTTTATTTCCATCTTTATAGTATGTTTCAGGATACTCCACAGATACCCACTCAGACTTAATTAAGTTTGCTAAAGGTTGATAATTAAAATCAAACCTGCTTTTAGGGCCAATCTTTAATAAATATCTATTAGCCTCTACTAATTGTTCTGAAGTTTCAATTACAGGATTTAATTGAAATATATTCCCAGGACTTGTATTTTCTAAACTTTCAGATATTTGATCTAGTACTATTTTTTTAGTATTTATAGAATAGTATCCTAAAATTTTGTAATCTACAATTCCTTTAATTATATATACAACTGATAGTTCATATTCATCAAAATGATCACTATCTAAATCTTCAATATTTATTTCTAAAGATCCTTTGCCATCTACTTCATTAAATATAGGTTGAACATATGAAAGTGAAAAGTAATTTGTTACTTTTTGATTATTAATACTGTAGGCCAATCCTACAGCATATGATCCATTTAATACTAAACCTTGTTGGCTACCTACACTTAAATCAACACAAGGAGTCTTAACTAAACTTGATAATCTTATTCTGTCACAGTTTAGTTCATTCTTAGGTGTACATATAATACATGCACCTGTAGTACAATCCTCTTTCCATTCTACACCTGGCCATAAAAAATCATTAACTGTACCATTGCTATAATAGTTAACAGTTGTACTTCCGCCAAGTCCACCTAACCATGAATAATCATCAGTAGGCCATAATTTAGGATCACCTATATTAAGATACCTATCAGGATTATTTCCATCTGCCCAATATACTTGCCAACTACAATCTTGTTTTTCTCTGGATGCTCCAGATATTAAATGAAATTTACTAAACTTTAAACAAGCATCTCTTACTATAGGTCTATATCTATCTAAATCTTCTTCAAATAAACCAATTTCTGAAGTTAAAACATTATTACCTGGTCCATCATAGATTGCTGAATATATAACCCATTTACTTTCAAATAAAGAAATACCACCAATTATAACTACTTGATGAGGAACATTAATGTCTCCACCAATAATTCCTTTTAGAGCATTTGATTCTTCATTTGACAATGTACCTAGATCACCCTCTCTTGTATTATTGGATGCATTTCTTGCATAGTTCCACATCCCATCTTGAATAAATGACGGTTCTGTATCTCTTGTTAAACCTTTAACAAAAGATCTAGTCTGATCTAGACTTCTACTTGGTTGTTTTCTTTGCTTTGCCATTATTGTAACCTCGCACTTCTATTTAAATTATAACCACTTAAAGGGCCATGTGATTTAAACATATCATAATATCTACGATACATAGCCTTTCTATTAGCAGACCATATTTGTCTTATCTCTGCAAAGTTTGGTGTATTAACCACACTCTTAGCATTGTTTCTTGCCGCTCTTAATCTTTGTTCAACAAGTTGCATTCTTTGAGAAACATCTTCTCCATTAATATATAAATTTTCAAGAATCCTTGATTTAAATGCATATTCATAATATTCATTTATAAGGTCATGATCAGGAACTAATAAGTTACCTTCATCATCTTCCATCTGACCCTGATAATTTAAATATACTTTACCTGTTTTAAATGTAGTAAATAAAAAACCATGCTTTATCCAACCTTCATGATGTGTATTATAATATAAATTTGGACAGTCACATTCAATATTCTGACTAGGTTTCATTTTCAAAGGATGAAGCTCATTGTATATAAATGTTTCTCCTGTATTTATAGTTTGAATTAATTCATAAGACTCACCTTTACAGTTCATAAAAACTCTAGGTTTTATGCAAGCATCACCATATGGTTGTTTTGGATCATGTACAAGACACTCTCCTTCATTTCCTTTATCATCACAACAAGGTGTTGCTTCAGATGAATCACATGGATCTGGCACTTGTGCAGGAAAATCACTATATGTTTCAGGAATTGTGCCATCTGTAATTTTTACTTCATGCATATTTGTACCACCAGCCCATCCATCATAACCTAAAGTTTTTGCAGACTTTCTATCCCCGCATATGTAAGCAAAATTAAATGTATAAAAATCATCAGGTAATTTTACCTTACCATGATTTACTTCTAGAATGATTTCTTTTTGCTGATTAATTCTTAATCCTAAATCATAATTTAATTTCTTAGCAAGCTTGATTAGCTGCTGAGGTTCAATCATATTTTCTAGAGCAAATGTATTTAAGTCTATAGTTACATCTTCTAAAAGTTGATCAAAGGTTCTATATTTTAATGTATAATTGTAATCCATTATCTAAGTGTATTTTGTCCATCATCAGGTCCATCTGTAGGAACTTGAATAGTCATGCTTAATTCTTTTACCACATACTGCTCTATTTCTGAAAATAAATAGTCAGGTATGTTCAATGATTGTTCTTGTTTTATAAGACATTTATCTGAATCACAAGTTTCAGTATCATTTTCAAAAATAGCTTCTATCTTAACCGCATCCCATTCTAGATTTGGAAAATAAAGATAACCATCTAAATACCAAAAGTATTGACGCTTATTGTATTTAAATGTAGTTGTTTTAGTCATAGAAACAAAAGTACCAGGATCAGTTCTAAATAACTCTATAGAACCATCAATAGAAGATACTGTCCTAAATATAGGACCTTGTATACCTGTTAAAAGATCTGGTAATCGTTCTTTTGTTCTTTTAAAATAACAACCTGAGTAAACTCCTACACATGCAGCATCTACTTTATCTACTTCAATAAGTTCAACATAAGGCATTACTTTGAAGATATTACTAATCTTCATAAGCCTTAATTGATTATCTTCTCTCTTCATAAGAGATTGACCATACTTAATTATTGAATAATAGATTGTTCTATCTGTTAAAAAGGGATCTTCTTTAACAGCCTTAAGTGTATTTCTTACTCTTGATATTGCTTCACCAACTGTTGTGCTCATAGGTCAAATTCATTATAGTCTTTTAAAGCGTGTTCTTGCTTCTTAAGTCTTATTTCATTAGCTACTTTTTTAGAGTATGCTAATTTTAATTTTTGCTGTGGATCAACTACTATATAGTTATTCCAATTTTCAGGATATGTTTTAGCAACTGCTCTTTTAAATTCTCTACAACCAGTAAATCCCCAAAACTCTCTATTTTTAAACTTATGTTTTAAAGCACCATTTGTAAAAAATATTTTAGCCAACTTCCCATCACTATCCCAATTCTTATTAGAAACCTTAACACCATACTTTCTAGATTTAGCAAAATCAATATTTTTCTTTTTACTAGCTTGACAAGTTCCAATGAATAACCAACCTAATGATTCAGGAAGTTCTACTCCATTTCTTTTATCAATTACTGTTTCATAAACTCTTTTATTAAAAGATTTTATTATTGATCTTAATTCTTTATCCTTTAAGTTTTTATACTTTGGATATTTCTTTCTAAATCTTTCAAAGAACTCTTTATTTAAAACTTCATATGTATCTGTTCTAAACCTTGGAGCCTGTAAGTTGGGTGTTTTAAATGGTTCCATACTACTTAAATAATATACTAAAAATTAATGAGATTAACAAGTATAACAAATATAGTAAAAAAAGAAAACCCCCACTAGTGTGAGGGCTCTCCTGTTGTTAGCCACAGAAACCAACAAACTGCGACAATATTATTATCCCATTACTGAGTATGTTACATCAGTAGAAAGATTTCCACCAATATCTGTAATTGTTAAGTTGTCATTATCATTAAACGTTACAGTATAATCTACACCTGCATAATATGCATTACCTCCTGCGGTAGCATCTCTTACAGTTACCATTACATTAAGTTTGCTTAAACCATGAGCTACTGCTATAGTACCTCCAGCACCTGGAGCAGGTATAGTAGCAGGTCCGTTAAATTTAGCAACATCAGCAGCTATACTTAATTCAGTTGCAGAAGATAGCATAGTTGTTCCACTTCCTTGAACAATACTTTTAACAGCTAAAGCTGGTCCTACACCATCATTTACTAAATCATTACCACTTCCAACAGTAGCTAATGTTACATCAGTTGCTGGAGAAGTATTTGTAATTTCTAAAGTATCCGTTGCAGGATCTATTGTAGTTGTAATACCACCTGCTCCAACAACATTTAAGTTATCAGTAGTAGTATCAGCAGTTACAGCAGTACCCGCATCATCAGTAAATCTTGTCCATACATTTTTAACATTTTTTAATGGAGCAGCTATAGTACCATCACCATCAAGACCCGTAGTTGCATCTATTTCTATCCCTGTAAATGCAATTCTCATTGCTAATGCAGTTACATCTACATCAACATCAATTCCTTCTCCTGAAAGAACTGTAAATGTATCTAATGAAGATGTTGCAATTGCAGAACCTACAGAAGACCAAGTATATGTTCCTGGATCAGTATCTGTAATATCAAATTGAGCATAAGCATTTGCATGAACTACGGTTCCTGGTACAGCAGATGCACCTGTAACATGTCCAAATGTATCAAAAGTAAAGTTAATAGATTGGATAAATGAGTTACCAGTATTATTGCTAGATAAATCAGTTACAGAAGATGTATCTTCATGAGATACAGTTACTGTTCCTGCTACAGCATCTGGTGCTACATCAATTCCAGGTCCAGCTAATACTTTTGCTAGAATTTGATTAGTAATGATAGGAGCAACCCATATTTCAAATGCAGCCATATCAGCAGATACAGTATAAGTTGTTACAGAAGTAACAGGATCTGTTGTAGGCACTACATCAATAAATGCACTACCTGCTACTACACTAGCGGGTGGAGCTACTTTACTACATACATAGTCTACTAATTTTGTGATAGCACTATCTAAATAATCATTTCTAGAGATTACAACATCTCCATCACAAGTTAAATCTACTCCTGTATAAACAATGCATTGCATGTTAAATACTTCTGAGCAGGCTGGTGGACATGTTGCCGATACCGTATAAGTACCAGTACATCCACAATTTGGGGTATTACAAGTTGAACAAGCCATTTTATTTTATTTTTATTTTATATATATATATTACAATTTTTTTAATTTTTTTTTAGGTTTCGTAACAGGTTGCAGTTGCTGCTGTTGAGCTACAAGATACAAAAGCAGTTAAGCCTTCTAATGATGCATAGAAACCTCCTAAATCTGTTTCTTCTCCTGCATCTAAGTCAAAAGGCCATGTATAATCTGATCCACTAAAATCAGTTTCTGCAACAAGGTTGTTGACACCAGCTGCTGGAAGATTATGAATATCTGTTGCAGGATTAATATAATTAGGAACACTTTCTCCACTTCTAATATTTGAAGTAATATATCTTAAAGGAGATGCTCCTCTAAATATCAGACCTAAACCTGCAGGTAACTCTTGATCTTTTAATGTTGCAAAATACAAAACACCTGTAGACAAAACTCCAAGTCTTCCTGCTGCAGATAACATTGTACCTGCACCACCACTAACTGCAATTACTCTACTTAAAACTGCTGGATACGGCATTCTATAAGCACCATCTAAAGTTTCTGTAGCTGCAAGTACAGATGTTGGAATTACTGAATTTCCTTCATTCCATTTTAATGAACCAGCTGTATCTGTTAAAACACTACCTGGTCCACTTGTAGCAGGTGCAACTCTTGCTATTGTTTCATAATCAGCTAGATCCGATAAAGGTTCAGGGGTTGAAGTTGAACTTTGTTTTAAGGGTATAAAAGCCAATCCTCTAAAATGAATTACATTACCAATTCTTCTACATTGAGGCATAGTACCATCACTAGCTGCAGCACCACTTACCCAAGAACTAAAACCTTCTAAATCAATCCAACCTGTATCTTGCATTTTAGCAGTTAAAAGATTGTCTTCGGTTAATTGAAGATCTACAGTATTAGTTTCTCCCACTGTAATAACTTGAGGACTAGATAAAAATGTATATAAGTCACAAAGTACTGACCATATATTAGTAATTGAATTTGCAACTGTAGACGGATCAGCCTCCCATGCAGGATATGCTACACCGTAAGTTATAGCTGAATTAGAAATAGTACTTGAAGTTTCTGTTATACAAGGCTCTTGTGTACCAATAGCATTTGTTAAATCAGTTGCACTTCCTGTAACTGCATAAAATCCACACCATACATTATTAATAAATTCTTCAAGTAGTACATCTATATTTTGAGTTGTACCACTTAATAAACTTCCTATTTGACAATTAATTGTAAATGAAGGAACTGTAAATGTAGGAACAGGCGCTTCTTCTAAAGCTGTAATTCTAATCAATATGTCAGTAATTTGACTATTAATTAAACTTATGTCCGTAATAATACTACAAATTCTTTCTCCAATTAACTGAACATAATCTACTAGTTCCATAGTAGTTTGAGTACCTGTTACAAAACAATCTGCAACAGAAACAACACAACTTGGACAATCTATAGTATCTATTTTAGTAGCTGGAATACCTTCAAGTTCACAAATCTTAGTAATTAAGAATTGAATTAAAGCTTGAAAGTCTTCTGGTCCACATGCCTGTAAATTAAAACATGTAAGATCATAATTAGAAACTTTAAGTGTATCTAAGATAGTACAAAGCTCTGTAGCCATTGCTGCCACAACATCTGATATAGTATCTCCAGTGCATAAATTAAGGCAAGAAATATCGGGTCCCTGCCAAACTACACAGTTTGAAGAGATAGGACTACACGGACTATTATCTAAATTTAAAGGTTTCATACTTTCTATTATTTATAATATACAAATTTTTATTAAGAATTGCAAGAGCTAGAACCATCAGTTGTATTACAACAATCGTTTATTATATCACATATATAATCAGGATCTGTTAAAGCCTGCAATTCAATTAATTCTTTTTTAATTAACCATTTTTCATCTTCTTCAGGACAGCAATTAGATATACCATATCTTAATTCAAGTGCTTGTTTATAAGCTATCTCTGCAAACTTACAAGTAATCTTGTCATATTTTTCAGCAGAGCATATTGGAGTATTGTATCCTGGTTTTACTTTTCTATCATTAGGAAAGTATTGTGTACAAAATGCACTTTTAGGTAAACCCTTTTCTTCAAATACTGTACAATCTCCATAATAGTTAAATACACCTTTTTGTTTAGGATCTATCCATCTTTGAACACAGTATCTTAAAGAAGTTTCTCCAGATCTTATTACATCAGTAACTTGAGTATCTCCATTTACATCTATATAAGAAAATGCTTGGTCTGTTACATCTGAGTTAAATACTGTAGAACATCTTGGTGTTACAGTTCCGCAAGTAATACAATCAACAAAAGAAGCTGTTACAGTAACATTTTGAGAAGCTGCAGGTTCAGCATCTTCTGTATATAAAGATACTGTATAACAACCATCACAACCTTCTATTGTAACAGTTTGTCCAACATATGCAGATAAGTCACTTCCTGTAATTATAGTAGGAAATGTACTTAATTCATCACAATCATCTAATTGATAATATGTTGTAAGACATGATGTACAATCTGTATAAGGTATTATATTATTTATAACAGTTGTGCTTGGTGGTTGATAGTCAATTTGTTCAACTGTCCAGCAATCACAATCATCTTTTATAACTTTTCCTACATATGCAGATAAATCTTGTGTAGTATAAACTACTTCATTTATCTTTTCACAATTTGTAAGCTTATATGCTATTGTGCCAATACATTCTGAACAACTTCTATAATCTTGAATAACAGTTACATCTACTGCACAATCACATTGATCCTCACATAAAGTAGTAGCAATTGATACAATAGGTTCTCCATCTGGACCTACACCTTTTATCCATATAGTATCATCAGCAGTTGGACATCCTACTATCCCACTAGCAATAGATCCCAACTCTGTACCACTTCCTATAGTAGCTGTAATAGCCCATCCTCCTGGAAATGCTGTAGCCCATATATAATAAGTTAAATCTCCAAATGTAAAGCTATATACTTTTTGCCCATTATATATTGAAACAGCTTTAGCTTCATAAACATCGCCATTTATTTCAATAAGAATGCATTGACATGTAGCTTCCTCTACTGTCCAACATCCATCATAATTACTTAATACAACTATTTCACCTGAGCTTACATATTGTGATAAACTTTGAGTAGTTGATGTAATCATAGGAGTTTGTGATGGATATTCATCTGGATCACAATTAATCAGTACAAAACACTTATCTGTACACTCTCCATCTACACAAGGTGTGCCTGTAGTTAATGTATAAGATTGTCCAGGTAACTCTTTTATTATTGGAGGCGATTGAGCACAAAACTTAGCTGGTGGATAAGTAACTTGACCATTACCATCACAATCAATATAGTTTATACTTCCTGCAATACCTGTTACTTCATAACAAATACATGGACAAGGATCTGTAGCTATACCTGTAACTACTAATGTAGTATCAGGATTTGCACAAAACACTTCATTTATTTCTACTAAAAATGTGCCTGTATATCCATCTAATGTTACATATTGACCAACATATGCAGAAAAATCTAATGTTGTTTCTATAATTGTACCATCACAATCTGTAAGTACATAACATATACTGTCACATGGTTCACATAATACATCTGGATCAGGTGGTGGAGCACCAGGATCATTTTGACAAAAATCTTTATCAATAAATGCCATTTGAGAAACAAATGGTGGATAATCTAAAAGCTGCCATTCAGCTAATGTAATTTCAGAAGTAGGATCATCAACAGTATTTGCACTAAATCTATAACAATGATTTACTAATAGCTGATTACCTAAACCAGGTGGTAAAGGTGGTTGACCAGGAATTGAATAGTTTGTAAATTTCCAAACTCCTGGATATAAGTTTATACTAAATTGAGGTATAGAAGGATAATTAGGAAATCCTTGACCTTTAAAAAACACTGCAGGTCCGCCACAACATGGTTCAGCTTTTAAGTAATAATTGCTAGAATTACAATCAGGACATGTTGGAGCAGATAAACAATCATTAAAAGTACCTAATGATTCTACAGATAAACCTGCACTATCTACAGTTGGGTATGTAGTAGAAAGTTGTGTTCCTCGAAACTTAACTATATAACATTTAGTTTGTTCAAGTATAAAAGAAAGTTGATTATTAGGTCCATATGTAAATGATGTAGTGGGTAAAGTCCATGAGTATACACCATCTGCTAAAACTCCACCTGTTATGTTTACTATAGCACTCTGACCATTACAACAGTCCTTTATCTCATAATATGGTATTCCTACAGACATGTTACTTTATAAATTTTATACTTTATTTTTCTTTAATTTAGCTTCATAAGCTACGATACAACTGCTACATACTGCTTTACCATCTGATGCTGTTCTTCTTTGACATCCACATGATAATTGTCTTCCACAGTTTGGACATTTTGAGCCTGCTGCCATAATTTGTTGGTTTTATTTATTTAACAATTTCTACAATCTAATTTATTTAAAAGTTTTAATGCATAATTATACAGCGTCATTCCTGCCTGAGCCTCATGACATGTTTCTACTTTTGCTTTTGCTGCTTCTAAATACATTTTAATAAGTCTAAGGTGATTAAGTTTATCTTTTATCTTAGCAGGAGGATCACAATCTGCTACATCTATATCACATAAAATCTTTTGATACAAGCTCATTGCCTGAGTCATCCTTAAATGATTATACTCAACGTAAACCACTTTATTAGGGTCTACAATATATTTTACTACATATATTCCATCTGGTAAATTCACATATGATTGACCACAGTTTTTTGTTTGCAAACCTAAATCACATGCAGTTAGTGTGCAAGATGATTCTGGTTGAAAATGTACTTCTGCAGCACTAGAATACCCTGGAACTGTAATTTGAAGTTTTGGTTCAAAAATAGCAACTTGTGCAGAATAAACACTTGTATCAAAAATTTTTAAAACACAAGCATTTCCTACAGAAGGTATTTCCAAACTTAATACATGATTTGCCATATTAGATAAAATAAAAAAAGGGAGAGGAGAAAACAACTCTCACTCTCCCTTATATGAGTAATTAATTATATTATACTGTTACAACAATTGATGCAGCAGCACATGGAACACCTGCCTCAGCAAGTTGCTCAATACAGTCTGCATTACCAGCAGCAGTTAATACATCTTCGATGTCAGCTTTAAGCGCAGCAATATCAGCTTTACCAGCAACAGTTGATGGTGCAGCAATCTCAAGCAAGTATTGATCATTATCAAATGTACCTGTTGGATTGTTGTATCTTGGAATGCTATGTAAAATCATTAATCTGTCATATAATGCAGTTCTATCTACTTGACCAGCACCAGTACCTAACATATCATTTCCTTGAGTAATCTCACGGATTCTAAGATCAGTTGCAAAAGGAACTTGTCTGTAAGATTCAGATAAGATGAAGTCTCTTGCTAGAGTCTCACCAAGTCCTTGTGGTTTTCTACCTTTACACTCATGCTCAATACATATTCCTGTAAACTCACATGGATCACCATTTAAATCTACTTCAGAAGCAAATAATCTTAATGGCTCAGTTCCATAGAAATCTGAAGGTTGGAAAGTACAATCTCCAAACTTAGTTTCTTCATAAGCACCAACTAGTGTTAAACCTGCACAATCTCCAGCAGCAAATGCTGATGTAAATGTATCCCAAGTAGCAGCAGTAACCGCACCAGCTTGACCAGTGAAAGCTTGAGCTGCAGCAGCACCAGCAGCCATAACAGCAGCAGATGTACCAGGTGGATAATAAAGTGCATCTACTTCACCAGCAGCAACTGAAGCTGCAGCAGCTACAGTAACAACAGGTATAATAAATGGAGCTGAGTTAGAGTTACCATTTGGTCCTCTACCTGTAAGGATAACACTCTCGTGAATTCCTTCTGCCCAAGCAATCATTACAATTGCTGGATCAACAGGTGTAGGAGCAACAGCTCCTGCTGGACAGCATCCTGTATAAGCACTAATTTCTTGATATGCTTGATGATTTAACATTCTTAATGCAGGAGAACCCTTTACATCTACTCTTAAGTGATAAGTTTCATCACATAAAAAAGTTGGGCAGCAGTTAGCATTACCAACAGTAAATGGTGTAGTACCAATGTGTAAGATAGACTGTTGAGCAACATTTGCTTCAGCTACCCACATTTTGGTAACAAACTTAGGATTGATTCCTTTTGATTTAATTGATTCTGTATATCCACCGTGAAAAGGTCCAACTTTGTCATCTGCATAAGGAGCACCTGATGCAATAACAAATTGACACTTTGAATTAGTAGCACCACCAGTAACATCTAGAGGAGCCCATGATTTAGCATCATACAAAGATAATTGCCCTGAAGTTAGTGCACCACTAGCAGCAGAAGCAGGTCCTGGAACAGGTGAAACAGGAGCAACATAGTCAGACATTATAAACGTCTTTCTAAAAGCGTGATTAAAATAAGCCATTTTTTTTTGTTTTAAATTTTATAAATAAATAATATACTATAATATAAGAAAAGTTTTTTAAAAAATCAAATTAAGATTAATTATTTCTTTCAGCGGTTTGAGTACCTCTTGGGTATTGTACTGCAGATTCTATGTCTCCAGCCAATATACTAACAGCTTCATCAATAATTACTTCAATAATATCATCTTTAAATTCAGATAAAACTTCTGTAGTTGTTTCTATATTAGTATAAGGATCTACACAACCAACCATTTGAATTCTTCTTGGTTGTCTATAATAAACTAAATCTGCTTTTGATATTTCAAATTCATCATTAGTATAAACATGTACTTGATTATTAATTAAAGTTGCAAAAGTTTCTGCCCATTCAAAACTAGGCCTTTTTGCTTTATCTCTAAGTAATTGATTTAAGTTACCTTCTTCTGCAAGATATACTGTCATTCTTCTATCTTTGCAGCAATCTTGACATGCAAAAACATCTATTCTTTTCCATTGCAAATAATCCTGTGGAACAGATCCAAAAAAATAATCTTTCTTATTTGTCATTGTTAAACCTTCATCAGATAACAATACTTGAAGATCATCTTTTCTTCTAGTAGATTGCTCATCACCTTCCTTAACAATGTTAAGACCATGCAGCTGTCTTCTGCACCATTCTACCTGTGCCTTATTAAAAGCTTCAATAGCTTGCCAACATTCTATATTATCATAGTCTTGACTATCAAGCTTATTGATCCTTTGTTTTAATTTTATGACTATTGCACTATTTAACATTATTTTTTTTATTGTAGTCTTTTTCTATTTCTCTTTCTTCAAGCTTTTCTATCTTTCTATATAATCTATCTGCTTTTCTCTTTCTACCTTCATCAACAGCTTTCCCATATCTAGTTTTAAGATTTTTAATACGGTCTTTTGGATCTTTTCCAAATACAATGCTGCCACCTTCAAGTTGTGAACCTACTGCTATGCCCATCTTAGCTCTGCGCATTTCACCAAGAACTTCTAAAGGATTTCTTTTTTTATTTTTCATTTCTTTTTCTTTCTTAGTTTACCTAATGTAATTGCAAATCTAGCACGTTGAGCAGTCTTACCTTTACCCTTAGCTTTTTCTCTAAGCCAAGACTTTTTAATTCTCTTATTCTTTTTATCATAACCACCTTGTCTTTTAGCAGTTGCTGTAAGAGAACCTGGCTTTTTAATTGCCTTCTTGATATTTAACTTCTTCTTTTGCGCCATCTTTAATAATCCCAGTAGATAAAAATTTGATCACTTTCTTCTTCTGAGTCTTTAAAAGTTTTATTCATATAGTAATATACAAAAAATCATCAGCATTTCCATCTTCTTCTTGCTTTTCTTAAACGGCTGTTTGGATCTTTAGCAGCTTTAGGAAACTTTTTCATTTGACCAAGAGATCTTGCACAATAACTTTTCTTTCTAGCTCCACCACCTGGTTGAGGTGCTTTTAAGTTAGAGCCAGTTTTTCTATTAATCATTTTACGACCCTTAGCAGTAAGACCACCTTTTTTAGACTTACAACCATTTTTGATTGTACAGCCTTTCATAGCTCCTTTCTTCTTACTCTTTTTAGCAGGCATTACTTTTTCTTTTTAAGTCTACGCTTATCGTGATTATATCCTTTAGCTTTTAGTTCAAGGTGCTTTTTCATTGTACCAGCTCTAACAGCTTTACCTGATTTTGAATACATCATGTGAGCTTTAAACTTCTTTTTCTTTGCGGCACCACCTTTTTTATAAACTGATGTAGCCATGGGTTTAGCAGCTTTACTTGAAGCGCCTCCCATCATTTTCTTTTTTTTGGGTCTACCTACTTGAGATCCATATGTTCCTTTACCTTGTGGCATGATTTTAAATTTTAAGTTATTTCTTCTTTTTAGTTGTTTTTCTTTTTCTAATAGCACTGGTTCTTCTACCCATGCCAACTCTTTTCTTTTCTGCAACAGCTTTAGCTTTTTGAGATTTAGATAAAGATCCCCATGTTCTAGGAGTCTTTTTAGAAACTTTTTTACTAGGTCTACACTTCTTAGTTTTCTTGTTCTTAGAAGAGCCACAAGGATTTCCTTTTTCATCCTTCCACTTTTCTTTGAACCACCTTTTCAGTGCAAGACCTTTAGCTGTTTTTCTTACTGCCATTATCCTATCTTACCTCTACGTTTTCTACATTTAGCAATATATCCACTTGCATAGGCAGATGGAAATACTCTATACTTAGCTTTAGCTTTATGATAGCAAGCATCTTTCTTAGACTTTTTAGCCTTAGACTTTTTTTTCTTAGATCCTCCTTTTCTGAAATATTCTAAAATTTCACCATCAGTATTAATTCTTCCGTAACCAGGCATCTTATTTTCTTTTAAGGGTTCTCTTTCTAGGTAAAGTTTTCTTAGGTGCAGCAGATGATTTACCAGCTATAGTCTGTAGTTTCTTAACTTCAGCCATAGCAGCTTTTCTAACATCAGCCATAAGTTTTGCATCCTTTTGGATTTCTTGAGCTCTTTGTAAGGTGCTCATTGCTGATTGCACTTCAAACTCACGCATTTCTTTTTTATTCATCATGTTAGTAATTTTAAGCATTATCCTTTATAAGTTTTCATGGATTTAATTGCTCCACCACCTCTAAGCATTCTTCCTTGAATGGTTCTAGGGTTATTAGAATATTTAGGCATTCTTTTGCCGCAACCACAACCACCACCATATTTCATAATAGCATCTGGTCCAGTTGTTCTATTCATATCTTCTTTCATTTTACTATAGTAAGCCATATCTTTTATTTTTTAAATGTTACATACATCTACCTCCACGTTTTGAGTTTCTTGTAAACTTGACACCACCTCCGTGTCCATATTCTGGGACACCACCCATTGCCATGTAACCCATTTTATTTCTTACAGCAGTAGGTAATTTAGATAGTCCTTTATTATCTGAAGGAACTGGTTTTAATGAACCACCTGCTTTATAACCTTTCATTTTAGCACCACCTTTTCCGTAACCTTTCATTTTGGAACCTCCTGTTCCATACATCATTTTTTTTCCGTATCCTGGCATAATTTTTATTTTTTAAATTTAAGTTCTCCAATATGTTTCACAGGACTTAGTTAAATCATCTAAGACATCTTCATTAAGAGGATTCTTTAAGAATTCTACCACATCAGAAACATTTCTTCCCATCATGACATTTTTCTTATTATGATAAATATGTCCATCGCTCTTAGTAATAATATACTTAAAAAAGCTGGAATCTTTAACAATACTTCTAATTTTTAATGATTCCATATCTGAATTTACTACATCTAAGAATCCATTAACTGCTCTTTCCATATTACTTTCAGCTCCATCTCCATGAATGTAGGTATCCATATTTTCATATAGAACATCCAGAGGAGTAGACTTTTTATACTGTGTGCTACTTGCATCTACAACTTTTGCTACATAAAATAATTTAGTACTATTCTTGTCAAACAACTTTTGTAGTTCAGCTAGTGCTTTATTTCTAAGCTTCTTATATTCAGTTCTACTAGATACAGTTTCCGCATCTTTATCTAAATAAAACTTAGGTGGTCTTGGTTTTGCCTTTGCATCTTCATAACTTTTTGCAATTAAAGAAAACCCTCCTGCCTCAATAGCATATAATTTAATTCTGTCATAAGGATCGTTCATGTTAAGAAATAAAGGTTCATTTCCTACACTGATATCTATCTTATTCCAGAATTCATTATTATCTGGTTTTAATAATTTTACTTTATTCCAAAAATCTTTATCTTCTGGATCAAGTATGTTAGAAGCTAATTCTGCCTCTAAATCTGCAACAGATTCTCTAATCTGTTTTACTTTAGCTTCTCTAGCTTCTTTGGAAAGTTTTTTGACTTCTGGAGCAAACTCATTAAGACCTGTTAGATATCTATTAATACCATTAATCTCTAAACATGCTAATTGTTCTTGATGTTTTATTCCATCAAATAAACTTAATCCATAATTTTCTAATCCCATATTTTCTGATCGTGCATCAAAATAGGGTCTAATAGTAATCTTTGATTCTCTACTAGCTGATGGTGTCTCCACCATTGTAAATTTTTCTTTTGCCATTGGTTATTATTTTTGTTGGTTATTATTTTGTTGGTTATTAAAAAAAAGGGATGGGTTGCCCCACCCCTCTTATATTTGTGTTTTTGGTTCAATTAGAATGATCCACCAGTAACTGGGTTTCTCATAACAATCTTCAATACCTTAGTTGGGTCTTTTACCCATACAGCTGGCATTGTTTGAGACATCATAACTCTGTATCCATTGAATTGACCAGAAGACTGGAATCCTTGGCTACGTCCCATGTAGTCCATTGTACCATTTTGATACCACCACTTAAGTTGATTATCCCAGGATAACTTCAATAAGAATATGTTATCATTAGTATTATCAGTGATGTCAAAGATAATGAATGAATAAGAAGATAATGGGAATCCATCAATGATTGGGTTCTCAATATCATTAGTATTTACATTATCAAATGCTGGGTTAAGTACAAATTTAACGTTAGCAAGGAAAGGAATCACATAGCTAGTGTAAGCAAAACCAAAGTTCAAGTCCATTCCTTGACCAGTGATTGCACCTATATCAGCAGCTTGAATTACAAGACCTGAAGCAACTGCTTCTCTCTTGATAGCTTCATTTACCATTCTCATTCCACCCATACCAGTTTGGACAATCAATTGTCTGTTTGGATCTGGACCTTGGAATTCAACTTTACCGTTAAAGAAGTTGTAAATCTCAGAACGGAATAGGTCAAGGTTAAAGTTGTTCTTGTTGTATACTCTTTTGAAAGAGTTATCAAGTTGTTGCCAAAGACCTACAGATAATCTCAAATCATCTGGACCATCTTGTCTAACTCTACCACCTTGTCCCCACATTAGGTAAGACTCAATGTCATTTGCTACTTTAGTTAAGTGAGCAGCCTCCATACTTGTAAGGAAAGATCTAGAAAGATCACCATTATCAAATGCTCTCTTTACACCATCTTTACCCATTTTCTTAACCATATCTTCTAATGAAGCTATAGAAGTATCCATATTGTTACCTGATTGTCTCCAAATCTCAGTTACAGGAATAGTACCATCAGCATTCATTCCACCTTTGATCATAAGATCAGCTCTAGAAGAAACTGAGTAGTGAACGTGAGCTTCAGCTCCTCCTACATAGTTGTAGAATTCACGGAAACCTGTTCCTGTTGTGATGTCAGAAAATCTTTCACCATACTCACCTCTAGCAGAACCTTTTCTAAAGTACTTAGTTCCATTTGCTAAAAATGCAGAATCAAAAGTTGCAGCATTATTATTGTTTACCATCTGAACTGTGTAGATAAACCCATCACCTGTAGGAAGAATATCCTCATCAGTAATGTAAAGTTCAGCTCCATTGTATTTGTCATAAGTGATGATATCACCATGTCCAAATTCTCTGCAGCTCATTTTAATGCGGAAAGTAGTACCATCAGCACCTCTAGTATTACCTAGTCCTGGATCAATATCCTCAATTATATAAGGAAGATCTCTAGATACAGGTGTTTGCCACTTATACTCTCCACGAGCATTATCTACTTCAATTACATTCTTGCCACCAAAGCTAGACATTTGATAAAGAGGCATTTCAACTTTCTGGGACATTGCCCACAAGTCCACTGGACCTAGATCCATTGGTTCTGCATCCTTCAACATGTTAACTAGGTGGTAAGAGTCTACGTGTGAACTTGCGCTGTACGCTGTATCCCGTAGAAAGATACCATTGTTTAAAACTGGAGTTGCCATTTATTATTTGTTTTTATTGTTTACTAATTTAAAATCTTTTGAACATATTATTCTTTCTTTGTACTGTTGGTTTTCTTGTTGGTTGTTTTTTTCTTCTAGTATTTGAACTTGAGTCCTGAATAGAAGAAGAACTATTCTTTTGTGACTGAGCAGTTTTTAATTGTCTTACTGTTTTTTCAACAGCAGTTCTAGATCCTTGTTCTTTTATTTTACTTTTATAACCATTTGGATCAGACAAAAGCCATAATGCTTCTGCAATTAAATCATGTCTTGGTTCTACAAACTGATATTTTTCAAGAAGGTGACCTAGTAAATTTGTAGGCTTTCCTGATATAGAAGGATAATTAGGTTGAACTAATCCAGAATATAAATGATTTTGAACTTTTCTATCTAACTTAATATCTCCTAATTTACCATGTGAAAGAGTATTGTATACATTATCCATATATTGAGCAGCTGCTTCCTCTTGTTGAGCTTTCTTATGTTCTTGCTCTGCCAATTGTCTTGCCACTATCTGCTCTTGCATTTTATCTAACTTTGGCTTAAATTGATTAGCTTTTTTAGATAATCTTTCTGTATCAGCCCAAGTTTCTATTTCTTCTTCTATTTCTTCTGGTGTACCAAAATTAGTAGCAGTTAAATATTGTCTTGCAATTTCTGCTTGATGATTTTCATTATTTGGATCTAGTTCCATAACTTCTTCCACATGTGAAAGAGTTCTAAATAATCCTTTCAAATCTTGTCCACCATCAGCAACATATTTAGCAGCTACTTTAAGTTCATCAGGAAGAGAATTAAAAAATTCTTTAGGAGTATCTTGTCTAATCTTAGCTTCCCTTTCTTGAAAATTAGCTTCAAACAGTTCTCTGAAATCTTTAGTAGTATATTCTTCAATTGGTTTGTCATCATCAAAACCAAAAAGAGTACCTTCTTCAATCATCTTATTAGCTAAATCAACTAGACCACTCTTATCAGTTTTAGGTCTACCTGTTTTAGCTTCTCCTGTTTCCTCTTCAGTAATAGCATCATCTAGTTCAGCTAATGCCTCATCAACTAACTCTTTTGTTTGTTCTTCATTAGTTACAGGCTCTTCTGTTTCTTCAGTTGTAGTCTCAGTCTTGTCAATGAACGTTGTGTCAAGCTCTTCTGGTTTAGAGAAGATATTTGACTTTTTATCTTCTACCTCTGGTTCAACTTCTTCTGCTGGGAGCATAACACTTTCAGCACCAGGCTGACCAAAGATTTCATCTAAATTTACATCTACTTCCTCTACCGTTGTAGAGTCATTTACTTGAGTTTCCTCATTTAATTCTTCTGCCATTTGTTAGTTTTTGTTGGTTATTACTTTAATATAAGAAATAAATATTAAAAATTTAAAATTCTATAAAAATTTTTAGTTAATTTTTTGCATTATATAGCTATTTTAGTTTTTTAAATATTTTTTCAAGTTGTTTTATATAAAATTCTCTTTCTTCAGACCTTACTAAAGAGATCTCTCTTATAAAGTTTTCTCTCTCATTGTGGCATTGATTTAAGAAATGCTCTCTTTCTTTATGCCACTTTTCTCTTTCTTTAGAAGATCTGTCAGATAGCTCTTCAATTTTTCTAAGTAACCATCTCTCTCTAGTTATAGCATACAGTACCCATATACCTAATACTCCATATTGTGTTAATACTTCAAAAGTATCCATTATTTCTTATCTTTTTTAGGTGATTTAACGTCATACTTATTCTTATTTTCTCTTGCAATTTCTAACTGTGTATTAGCAATATCTCTTTGAGCCTGGATTCTTTGTTGTTCAATATCTATTTTTTGATTATGCTTTACCATATCATTAGCTTGTCTTTGTCTTTCTACTTGAGTTTGCTGTTGATATTGCTCAGTCTTACGTATGTCATCCATAGCATCCTTATAATCTGACTGCATATTCTTATTAAGATCTACCATAGATCCATAACCAGCAGCTCTAATTTCAGCAATAAGAATATCTTTTTGTCTATCTTTTTCTTTCTCCATTGCTTGTGCATCAAGTTTCATTTTTTCTTGCTCCTGCTGTGCTTGAATCTGCTGCTCTTGCATTTGTTGCTGTTGTTGCATCTGCTCTTGCTGCTGTTGTTGCTGTTTCTGTTCAGAATCTTTCATAGCTGCATTTAACTCAGCAATAGAATCAGACTGAATAACTTTACCTAAATCATATATTGATGCACCAGTAGTATTATTCTGGAGAGCCATTTGTTTTAATTGTTCTAAAATTGATCTATGATTAGCTGTAGTAGAAGTAAATATATTAAGATCTCTCATTAACATATCTATACCATCTATTTCAAAATTAACCTTTTCATCTGCAGATGTTATATAAGTTAATCTAGCAGATGGTTTTGTGCTATGATAATATTGAGCAAGATCTGTTCTCATCTGATGCACTCTTGGCATTAAGTAATCACAGTGCTGAATAAAGTAAGTTTCTGTTTGAGCATAAGAAGCATTAGCAGCTTGTTCTACACCAGTAGCTGTCATTTGAGATAGCTGTTGTCCCATTCTTTGAGGATTAACACCTATTGTCTCATATGCTTGTTGTTTAAAATAATTAGCTAGATTTATTCTAGACATAAGTCTATTAGTTTGATCTAAATCTAATTTTTGAAAATGTTGAAAGTTTAATGCATTCTCTGTATTTGTAATAGAGGTATCTAATGGTAACATTCCAAAGTCTTTCATAGCAACATAAGCTTTAGATAAATTACCTTTACCCCAGTCTTCACCAAGTGAATGTTGTGGTAATGTATTTTGATCTAACATAATTACAGTTCCTAGTTCATCAACTAAAATATCTGCAATTTGATTATTTACCATGTTATAACCAATTTGGAATGGTTTCATTAAATCAACTAATGCTGTAGATTTAGTATTTCTATCTGAGAATACAGCACCTTCTACAGGAAGTTTGCATCCATATAAATTATTATCTCCTTTAAATTGGAACTTTAATTTACCTGGTGTCTTTTTATCAATACCAATATAAATAGGAGTCATTCCAGAAGGATTATTCATGCCCCAGTAACTAGGGATATTTGGGCCAATCTTAATTCCACCCCATACTTCATTAATCCATATCCATTCAATATGTTCTCCAAATATTAAATTATCTTTAGTTTTATTTTTAAACAATCTATCATCATATATAGGTTTGTCTGTGACTTTATAATCTTCAGTAATTACTTCATTTAAAACTTCTCCTTCATCTGTAATTTTAGTCAAATGACCAAGTTTTCTTTGGGACTTCCAATAACAAGTAGTTACTCTTAATAAATATGCACTACCATCATCTTGATAATCTTCTCCTTGAGAAAGTATTCTATTTACAATATCATCTCCATCTGAAACTGTTCCATCACCCATGAAACTTGTATACTGTCTCATTGCTAAAGATGGTCTCTGAGTATTCCATTCATGTGATTGAGATGGATCATAAAAAGTTCCATCATTTTGATAACCTCCAATACTATAACCAGCTGCTCTTATTGGATATATTGCTTCTAATGCCTTTAATTGCTTTTCTGTCATTAAGTATCCGTACTTATCAATAACATCAGAAGGAGTTAACATGTCAGTTTTACCAACCCAGTTACAATCAGAAATATATCTTGCATCTGGAGATTTATGATAAAAAGTTAATGCAGGATTCCAAAGCTCTACATCATAATCATCTTCCATCATTCTCATATGCCAGAATTCTCTATCTGTTATAAGCATATCTCTAAACCCTCTTTCTTCTAACTCTTCTAATCTAAATCTTTCGGTATCTACTTTATGTTGATGTGTAGCCCATTCTTCAATCATAGATCTATAACTCTTCTTAAAGTACATTTCTATTTCAGGAAGAGTTTTTAATTTCTCTGGATTTAACTCTTGTTGTGCTTCTTCTGATTCAGGATCTAATCCTTGTTCCAAAAGTGCAGCCATAGTTTTTACTTTAGCTTGAGTTACTAAAACATTTTCTACTTGCAATCTTTTTTGCTCAAGCATTTCATTATATGAAAATTCATCTACAGCACGATATGAAAGTTTTGTAGATCTTTTTGCAAACTCAGCTACAAGTACATTAACTACATTTGGTATGATAGGATAAAATTTTAATTCTAATGCAGACCCTTCATCAGAATTATCAGTAAGCATACTGATTATATCTCGACTTTCATTATCTTCTTCAATTATATAATCAGATCTATCTATATGACCTTTAGCCAATTTATAATTTTTTAAAAGTCTTCTTGAGTTTCTTCTAAGTTGTTTAAGTCCATTCCACTCCAACCAATCAAGATTCCAAGCTGCCCACTCTTCATCTTTTTTCTTAGATGGTAAAAACTGAACTGGTTGTGTTATAGTACCAATTTTATTCTGCTCAACCTTAGCGCCTTTTTTTAACTGGAGTGCATTAAATACTTGCATAGTTTTTATTTAATATTTTTAAAGGCAGATCTTTTAAAACCTCTACCTTTTGATCTTTTGTTTTTTCTACCCATATGAGTAAACGGACTACTATTTAATTTAAACAAATTTTCTGACTTTTGCAACTTTTTAGCAGCGTCATCTCTTACTGTTTGTTTTGCATAACCTCTATTTGATTCTTGAATTCTTATAAAAGACACAAGTGCTACAAATGATACTAATCTATCCACGTTAACTCCATCTGCATATTCTTGCATTTCTTTTATCAACATAGGATCTGGAATTCTTTCTATTCCATAAGTAGTTCTAACAACAGTTCCATCTTCTTTTGTTTCTTGATCAAGTTCCTCTCTTACAAATTCTATCCCATAACTCAGCAAGTGTGATTTAAATAAAGTCCCTGTGTTTTTCCAACCATACTCTTGAAAAACATTTCTATTTGCACCTAAATCTTTTAAAAACATAATTTGACTTTTAGGTACCAAATACTTTTGTTTTTTTCTATGAATCATATAGTTAATAAATAAAGATATGTTATTCTCTATTACAGTCCATGCATTATACCATTCTATAATTAATTCTAATCTTTGATGAGTTTGTTTGATATCATCAAATCTTCCGCACCATGCAGCTACTATTTTACTTTGTTCAATATAAGTTTCTGTTTCATCACCTCTTATTTTAGTAACCTCAACAGAATTTTTCATTACATAAATAGAACATAAAGAGTCTGATGTAGTAGTTTTACCTTCCGCAACAGGGTCAATAGAAGCATAGTAAGTTCCAAAATCTGGTTTTTCTTTATTTGGTCTTTCCCATACTACTAAACAACCTGTCTTATCCTCAGTCTTTTTATTTACTGGAAAATCACGTATTGGCTGTTTATTACTTTTTGAAACACTAGGTTTACCATTAGCATCTGTTGTTATATCTAAAAATTCATAAGCATACTCTTTTTCTTCTATTCTTCTTGCCTGTGCAGAAAGAAGGTGTGTAGGAAATACAGAAACAGATCTATTATCAAATGCTTCTTTTATATTCCTAGGATGCTGAGATATTCTTAATTGATAATCTTCTGGAGCTAGCTCTCTTTTCCAATCATCAAATTGTTGTTGTAAAGCTACAATAGCTTCTTGTACTTTGGAGTTGCCATATTGATCTATGTGCGGAGGCATTGACCATTGCTCAGGAATAAATAAACCTGACATACCTTCAGTACCTTTATGATCAATTAAATTAGTTTCTACAGCATAAACATCTTTAGAAGTTGGATTAAGAATCATATCCTTAAGAGGATTACATTGTGACAAATCACCCACAGATCCTGCTGCTATAAATAATCCTGTAGTAGTAAGTCCTGATCTCATTGCAGGTCTCATATACTCATATGTCTTATCCATCTTAGGTGCAATCCCAGCCTCCTCATGAAAGAAGTATTTTACTGGACCCCCTACACCATTTGTTGGATCTTTCTCAAATGACATACCTTGTATTGTACCTTTAAGACCTACCTCAGTTTTTCTGTTACCTTTTCTAACTTCAATCTTCTGCTGCCACATCATTACCTTACTGGGATTCATTGGTCTATACCATGCAGTATGTTCATTTAAAAATGCTGCATATTCATCTAAGAACTTCCAAGATCCTTTCTCATTAATGTAATCTTTAAGACTAGCACCTATTTTTAATGTTACTCCTGGCTCAAACCATTGCTGATTAATAAGCTTTGCCATATGATAATAAGATGACGCTATTTGACGTTTCTTTAGTATGGCAACATGTTTATAGTTTAACTCTGCTAGTATCTCATATAGGGCCATATGATATTGAGCATCTCTAATATCCGCAAAGCCAAACTTTTGTATTTCCTTGTTAAAGATTGGTAAGAAGTTTAACCACATGTAGTAGTCTCTGGCTATATACCAAACTTTATCTTTTGATTTAAATATTACTCCTTTTCTACACTTCTTCTTTTCCCCCTCCCAATAGTTAATAAAGTCTCTTGATTTAAATGGAGCTGCACAATAGAATCCTTGTTTGTTAAATTTGGTAGCTTCTGCATTAAACTCTGCAGAAGTTTCATCAAAGTCATATTGACCTGGTTCTTTAAATAAATCTCTTATATATGCTGCAAAGTCTTCCCTACTATCAAAGTCTGTAGTAGTCCAGGTTCCATTATCCCATGTTGGAATATCTTGATATATTTCTGTATCATTGGTCATATCCTAATCCTATTCCTCCCCTTACACTACTTTGTTGTTCTTCCTGAAGATCTTTATAGGCACCTTTAAATGATTCTCTAATTTGTTGGTATTTAGCAGCTGCATTTACTAAAGAGTTTATATTACCATCTCTACCATGTTCAATTGGCGTAGTTTGCATATATCTACCTAATCTATCTAACATAGCTGCAATACCTTTATATGCTCTAGATGTAGGTGTCTCATACATTTTTTCACAAAATTTAAGTGCAGTCCATACATCATCATCTTCTGTTGAAAACTCACCATCTACTTCTTTCATTATAACTTCCTCTTTTTCATGCTCAGGAGTATGAAAGAAGGGATTCATATCTGGATTAGGACATGTCATATAAAAGAGGTACTGATAAATCTTTAAATAATCATCTGGATAATTATCCATTATATCCTTAAGTGACTTTAATGTATAACAATGTTCTGTAGGAACTACTTTGCCATTTTGTATATCAAATAGTTTTGCAATCATATTTAAGGATTTATTAAGTTATCAATTGTAGCATAAGTTTCATCAACTATTATTAATACTCCATTTTGCACCAATTGAGTATAACTGGTAGCAACTCCTTTTGGTGTAACATATGTATAATAAGCTGAAACTGTAGCTAACTCAATTGTTCCTGTACTTGAAATATATGAATATGGATCTGCTGGAGGAATAATTGTTGGATCCGCTGTTATTGTAATTACATTTGTATCTAATTTATTAGTATAAGCCATTTTTTATTTTTTTAATTTTTTTCTATTATCATGTAGATAATGTATTAATGATATTACTTCATCCTTTAAATAAGGAACTGGTATTTGAACTAAATCTTTTAATACAGGATCTCCTTGTTCTGTGTATTTAGTTATAGGATAACCATGCTCATCCTTACCTTCTTCTTCAAACTGAACATGATGAATATACATCGGACCAGGTCTTAGTTTAGGATTATGCTTTATTATAATATACATATAAATACTTAGTTGTAATGCATAATGATTAAAATTACAATCATCTAAATGATTAACAGGAAATCTCATTTTTTGAGAAATACCTTCCCAATCTTTCCAAGATTGCATTTTAATTTCTTTATTTGTTTTATAATCTATTATACTTACTTTACCTTCTACAACTTCAACTAAATCTGATTGCCCGCATATACCTGCTGACTTTAAATAAACCATATGTTCTGGATATACACCTGGATCTAATTTTTGTTTTGGTGCAACCTTAATACCTTTATCTTTTAAAATTGGACTAAACACTGGTACAGTAACTCCATTTCTTTCTATTGATGCCAAAGAACATAAATCATCTTCTCTTTGATTGTGATAAAATGTTCCAAGAGACATAGCTCTCTCAGATTCCTTTTTCCAAACATCTTGAATTTTTTTAGGAGTCATTCCGTACCACTTAGAGTTTTTTCTTTTAGATACTTTTTGAGCAATTTTTTTAGCATCAAAGGGTTCTTTAAAATAAGATGTTAAAGTTGTAACGCTTATCCATTCTATTAAATCTTTCTTATCTAAAGATTTATAACTGTGATCTTTTTCTGTAAATACTATACTCATAATTCTCCAAGTTTATCTTCATCTGATTCAGACATAAGAGGTGACCATTCTCCTATTGGACACTCTGCTGATAATGCTCTTGTTTTAAAAGCAAGTGAGCAGCCACAGTTTCCACAACATGGTTGTGTACCAGGAACTTCACACTTAGGTCCTTTTAAATCAATTTCATCACAAGCTTCGCATATAGCCATTCTTTTTTGAGAAACATCCTCTACAAAGTTATCTCTTATAACAGAATTTTTAATACCTTCATAAATTTGCTTTCTATTTTCCCAAATCTTTTTTAAGTCCATTTTTATTATTTTTAAATTCTTCTTTTCTTTTCTTTTCTAATTCAATCTGTTCACTAATAGAATGTAAAAATTCTATCTTTTCTTCTAACATTTTCTTATTATAATATGCTGAATAAGTAGAAGTGTCATGATTTTCTAAATATTTCTTAAACTTCGGAATTGCTTTTTTTATAGCTCTATCTCTAGCAATAAACAAACCTAAGCCTGTAATATTTATTCTTGGATGATATAACTCACTTAATAATGTTCTTACATTTTTATAATAAAAATCAACTAAACATTCTACAAGATCCTTAGATATATCTTTTTCTTCTGATATTTCTTGATATAATGCGGTACCTTTTTTTGGTTTCATTTAGCAAGAAAATTATAATCTAAAAAAATAGAACCTAATGTTTCTATTTTTACTTTGTTACTAATTTTAATAAGTTTTTTATTTTTAGAATCTCTTTCTATTAAATTATTTTTAATACACTTATTAATGCAATTTCTTACAGTCTGTTGAGACTTAAAAATTTTATGCTCATCTGAAGCATCATAACAAAAGTGAGTAATTTCTATAGGATCTAAAGTACTAAGTAATGTTAAACAATCAAGATCAGAATTACTCACCGTTATTTTATTAAGATAACAGTGAGTAATCAATTGAAATTTAATAATATCTTTTCTAGACATTATTACTTTTTTCTGAACTCGTTTTACAATTGCCATTATGCAGTTTCTTTTTTAAGAGTTCTTTTTTTCTTAGCAGCTGTTTGAACAGGTTCTGGCATAGGTGCCCCTTGTTCTTGTTCAAAATCTTCAGGTGGCGCCATCATTTGTGCATATGCCATTTGAATTTGAGTTCTTTTAAGTCTCATCTCATCAATTTCTGAAAGCATTTTTTCATATTCAAACTGAGCTTCTAAATAAGGCATTGATTCTTTGTAGAACTTAAGCATTTCTTCTTTCTTTGCTTTTAATTCTTCTGGAGATAAATTTTCTGGATTTTCCATTGGTTTATTTTTTAAATTTAACCAAATATACAAATAAAGTTTAAACTATAGAAGTTTAAATAAAAAAACCTAGATAATTAAACCTAGGTTCTTTAATTTATAGATTATGAACGGAAATATTTATACCTTACCTTCAGCTTCTACTTGCTGAATCATTTCAAAATGTATTTTAGCTATTCTATCCCTTCCTTCTTCAGATAAAAGATATTTATGACAGTTGTCATAATTAGTCATAAAAAAGTTTTCAGATAGTATAGCAGGCATAGAAGTGTTTACTAATACATAAAAGTTTGATTCTTTATCAGGATCACCATCAGTAGTATCCTTTCTCATGTATTCACCTTTAAACTCTCTCATAGCTTTTTCAAATAGTATTGTAGCTATGTCATCTGATTTAGTTTTACCTGGAGAAGTATATACAGACCATCCATTAGCAGACTCTTTATCAAATCCATTAGCATGTATACTTACGTATATACACTTTTTATCTGATGATTTAGCTAGATTATTAGCTGATCTAACTCTATCTCCTAAACTTACATCCTCTTGAGTATCTACAAGATTAACATAATCAATGTTATTAGCTTCACAAAGTTTTACTAATCTATCTACTATACCTCTATTAAACTCTCCTTCATAAAGGATAGAACCATCATCCCAAACAGGAGATCTTTTACCAGCAGTTTGATAAACACCGTCTATAATACCTCCATGACCATTATCAAATAACCAAAGATACTTTGACTCTTGAGATCCAGCAGATTTAATTGATAAGTCAAATTGTGCATTACAATTTGGACATGTTATAATTTTCTCCATAACCATCTAATTAATGTAGGTAGAGTATACATTAGTATAAATATAAAACATATTGCTCCTAATGATATTACCCCATTCTATTTTCTTTTTCTAATTTTAGTTAATTTATCAATAGAAGTTAATCCTAATGATCCAAATGCAAATAATGCTACTGCATCTACCAGATACTCAGCTGGTTTAATATCACCATGAGTAAATGTATTTGCTACCAAAGAAGTTACTAATGCTAGTACACATAGTAATCCTCCTAATCTCTTAGATGAATAATGTCCAGTTTCATCACTTAATAGTTCTTTAAAAAACGTTTTCATATCTTTTTTTTTATAAAGTTAAAAATTCTGTAACCTATGTAAAGTAAAGAAGCAATAACAAAAATTAATATAGACCAGTTAAGCACCCTTTTCCATGTAGGAGTTTTTTCATAATATCTTACTGGTATTTTTCTTTCTATTATTTTTTCAACTGTTACTGTGTCACATTTACCGCTAACAAATACTGAATCATGTATTGTATCATGATATATCTGTACAGTTAGTCTTTCTTTTTGTATAATTAAAGTATCCTTTCTGATTTCTGTAAAAAAATGATTTGAGAATATAGTGTCATGTTTTACTTCAGGAACAGTAATTGCAACTGTATCATGAACTAATACACTATCAGTAGTTAACAAATGTGGATGTTTTTCTATTAACCTTGTAAACCTTCGTTGAGGGGTGCAGGCAAATAGACCTACTATTGCTAGTACAAAAAGGATTCTTATCATTTACTTTTAATTGCATGAATGGCTTCAATAATTTCTATTTTCATTTTAGCCATATCATCTCTCAAATCTGTAATAGATTTTTCTTGCTTTTCTCTATTAGATTCAACCTTATCTTTAAGATCATCTACTCTCTTATGTATAACTGTTAAATCTTTTTGTAAGTTATCTAAAACCATCTGTTGTATTGCCACTTTATTTTTTAAAGTAAACCAAACTGTTAATGCCCCCACTAAAGCTGAGAGTATTGATAACAAAGCATCAAAACCCACTTGCATGTTTGAAATTTCCATTCTCTTTTGTATAAATAATAAACATATAACTATAATATACAAAAAATATTTAATATAGCAGAAAATATGTAGACTTAATTAAAGTTTATAAAGGAAATTTACAAGAATCTACTTGTCTGTCAAACCTATCTTGTTTATTAGTTCTTACTCTTTTGTAATCTATAGTAAGCACTCTACCTCCTGTAGGTTTAATTGGAGCTCCACGTTCTACATGCCACCCTTTTGAACCTGAACCATATTCCTCTTTGTAAGTTCCTGTTAACATCATATGCAATTGTTTCTGATTATTTCTATAATTAGATCCTCCCTGCACACAAACATCTCTTACATCATTTCTAGCTGCATTTTCATGTATATGACCCATTGTAAATACATCAAAGTCTTCATACATTTCTAGAGCTCTTGTTAAGTTTAAAGCACCTTTAGTAACTACACCTCCTCCACCAGAACCATGAAAATATTTTATTTTAATAATACCAGTAGAATCAGGACTTTTTAACTTCTTTCTTACTGCTTGGTTTATTACAAGCCATCCACCATAACCTCCTACTTGCACATTTGTATTATTTTTTAGATTAAGCATTTTAACAAATCTAGCTAGTATGTCAGTTTCTTGCCATTTAATAATAGCAGTCTCATGATTTCCGTAACCTATAACCGTAAGAAGATGAGCATAAGGACTCCACCATTCTACGGCTGTTTCTACAATTGAATCTAAATATTTAGCATTATTATGTTCTGGTCTTATATCTGATTTGTTTCTTCTGTTATCACCTCTACCTTGCATTAAACAAAAGAAATCTCCATTAACCATAATAGGTATTGAGTTGTCCAAGCAAAAATCTAAATTATTCTTTAGTAGTTTCCTATCACATTTTGGATTGTCCCAGTGTATATCGGATAGCATAGCTATTTTTACCCTGGAACCATCTAATTTTATTTCATGAATGTTTTCACTGTGTTTAATTATTTTCATAATTTTTATGTTTCTTCAACTTCAGGTTCTGGTGGTGTCCATACTTCTGAAGATAAAAGTTCTATCATCTCTTGATGAGTATATAGACCATCAGGTATAACCGTACCATCTGCAATAAAATCAGGTTCAATGTCCCATTTTAATACAAATTGAGTAGGTGGATCTAGAAGATTTTTTCTAATAGTGTCTGCAGAAGTTTCTCCTACTTGAGAAAAATCTACTTTAGATAAATCTTCTATTCTTATTGTTGCATATACTTTACTTGCTGCCCTAGAATTCATATTTTTTTATTTAAGTAGGAACATCAGCTTCTCTATCAGCTTCATCCACATTATAAGTTCTAAGAGTTTTTGCTGTTCCCATTTCATCTGTTAAATCATAATGTTCATCTGCAGGATCTGCATTATCCCATACTGCATTTTCAGATCTCCACCAATGCGTGGGAACTGTAGAATGATCATTTAAATTAGTTGCTGCTCCTGAATTATATAAAATTGCTAACTCTGCTTGTGTAGCAGCATAACCCATAAAAATTGCAGGTTCATTTATGTTACCTTCTATAGGTGCATTTTCTGCATAATTAGTTCCTAAATGTATATTTCCACTTGCGTTATAACTACCATTTTGAAAATTACTTTGATGAGGTGAAGGAACTGCCCCATTTACATAAATTTTTTGTCTTGAATATCTACCTAAAGTAGAATCATATACAACTGATATCATATACCAGTTTCCAGTAGTTACAGCACCATTAGCACGAGACCAATTATTAGGAGTACCAGCTGTAAATGCTTGTAGTCTACCTGTTGAATTAACATAAAGATATGTTACTAATGCACCTCCAGGTTCACTTATATAGTATAAATACCTTGTACCTGGTAAAGAGTCAAATTTTACCCAAAGATTAATTGTCCATTTTGCAATTCCTGTAGTATCATCATGAGCTGTAAAAGTATCAAAAGTAACACTACTTTCTATAAACTCATCTACACCATCTAAGGCAAAGGAAGTAGTATCTTCAAATCCTGAAGAAGGAGGTGGAATGATACTTGTGTTCGCATTTATCCCAAGAATTTTATTTGTGTTAATAGAAACAGGCATAATTATTCTACATAAATTATCAAAAGATCTCCTGCACCAACGCCTCCTGGATCAGCATTATAATTAAAACTACTAGTTGGAAATTTATTACCATTGCCACCTGCATCAAAGTTTACAGTCTCTCCTTGTCTAAGAATCACTCCATTAACATTTGCATTGTTAGTAGCATCAGTGGTTGCATTATAAAAAGAAATTGATTTTATAACTTCTGTGCTCAATGTTACTAAAGCATTTGCTGTAGCTCTAAGAATTGTTGGTGTATTAGTACTATTTCTTAATGTATCTGTGTTAGTTTCAATATTAGCAGTATCAGCTAAAATACCTGAAGTATTAGTAGCTATATCCGCAGTATTTGTTTCATTTGCAGTTGCCTTAGTTAAAATATCTTGTAATGTAGCTTCTGTAGCATCACCTGATTCTAAATACGTTTTAGTACAAGCTGAATAATCAGTAGGATCAGGATTAGTTTCTCCTGGTTCATAATACTTTATATTATCAAACTGACCTGTTGTAGCATCCCATACTCTCACTTCTAATCTAATAATTGCTGGAGTACCTGGAGGAGGACAAGCAATTGATACTAATTCTGCCTCATACTCTTTTCCATTAGTAGCAACAGATGCTGCTATCTTATCTAAACCTAACAACATTCTATATTGCCAAGTCCAATTAGTCCCCTTTTGACCTTCTGTTTTTAAATTTCCTACTGACATATTTTATTTTTTAATAAATTTTAGCACCTACGTTAAATGCTGGTTGACCTCCAGACGTATAATTATTTACAGCTGTTATAACTAAATATTGATCTATTGTCCAGTCAATTGCAAAAGTATCAATAGAATCTAATGTTTGAAAAGAAGAACCGTTTTCAGTTTCAGAATCTGGATCTTGACCAGATGTAAATGTAGGCTCAACATAAAAATCTCTACTTACTGTCATTCCTCTAGAGGTTGCAGCCATTTTGTGAGTAGCAATCCTTACAAATGTACCTGATAAAGTTGTTGCATCTGAAATATATATTTTTACAGAACATACTCCTCCTGGAAAAACTACACCTTTATAAAAAAATGCTTTATAACTCCAAACATCTCCTGAAGAAAATGTATTTGCAGGAATAAGTATGTAATTTAAAATAACTTGTGATGTACTAGTACCTGTACCTGTTCTGTTAACTACAGAAGCGCTAAACCCTGATCCAGGAACTCCTTGTGGTCCTTGTAAGCCTTGTAATGCTAAGAAAGACCAGTTAGCTGTATCTACTGATGGATCAGAACCACCTGAACCAACAGCATTAGTACATACATAACTAGATCCACTAAAGAATGCTACGTCATCTTGTGCATAAGCATTGGTTGTATCCCAGTTACCTGTAAAGTTTAATCCTGCTGCACCTACTGCACCTGGTACACCTTGAATACCTTGAGGTCCTTGTGCACCTGCAGGTCCTGTAGCACCAGGAGGTCCTTGAGGAGCATTTAAAGCAATCTGCGTTTCAAGATCTTTAAATGTAATAGCAGTATCTTGATATTCAGACTTATTAACAGCATCTCTTGTACCAACAGGTATCATATCATTATCCTCAAGAGTGCTCTTCACCCTCCCATTTTTAATGATGTTAAAAAAGTTACTTATGTTTCTTAATGACATTTTTTAAATATTAATCATGCACAATATGCAATTCACTAGTACCAGTCTTTCTAAAAAAGTCTCCTTTTTTAAGACCAGCAGCTTTAGCAGCTGCATTATTAGCATATTCATTATTGTTCATTTGGTGTAACATATGATTAATATGTCCAAATTTAGTTTGACCCATATCATTATTCTCTTTTAAATATGGATCTGGTGATTCTATTATAAATTTTTCTGGCATAATTTTTATTTTTAATTACTTTATGATTCTACTTTATTTTGAGCACTAGTTGCAAGTGCTGTATCTATAGCTAGTCTTCTTTCTTCTTCTTGTGCTCTATCACGAGTAATTTGATTAAGCTTGATCTCTATATTGTCTGGAATATCTCCTATTAGATATGTTTCAGGTTCTTCTCCTGGTTTAGAAGTTACAGGAAGTACAAGTATTGTTTCTGTATAAAAAGGACCCTCAACATCTGCAGCAGGAGATACTACTATTTTTAATGTAGTTGCCTCAAGATTAGCAGGAGGCCAATCTCCTCCAAAAACATCTCTTGTATCAAGTACACCATTACTAATACCTTGTCCTACTATTACATCTTCGCTAGTCTCTTCTTCTTCACATGCACCTTCTAAAGGTGGTGTCATTTCTATAGCTGCAAAAAACGCTAAGGCACTATCTTCTGCTACACCTGCAGCTGCAAGAGCTGAAGCAAACTGACATGCTGTATTAACAGAATCATTCTCTGTCCATGTTGGATATGCTGAAGTCATTGGTGCAAGTATATCATCAGCTCCTGGTGGCTCTTCTACATTCCATATATTGTAACAAGCCATAATTGTTACTGGATCAAATTCTTGATATTCTGAAGCATCTCCTTCAGGTTTTTGGTAAAACGCAGATACCTGCATATATCCACTAGCTAAACCTGTAAGTGGCGTATCTACTTTATTTAATATTTTTATTTTTGACATGATGTTTTATTTAAACTTTTAATTTTAATTTATTTCTAATTCTACAGTTGCTCCCTTTTGTACAGCAAACTTAAAATCAAGATGTACTGTTGCTTCCCAATCAGCTGTATGTAAACCGACAACCTTTACAATATTTTCTGTAACAGGTGCAGCATCATTATATACTGTAAGGTACATCAATGTTCCTGTATCAGTTGCTCCTGTAGCAGCAAGTGTAATCAATGTACCTGCATTAGCTAGTGGTGTACGATCTACAGTAACTCCACCATCTAAAGCAGATATTAAACTAGAATCTTCAATAAGTTTTATTGCTTGACCTTCTGAGACATTTATTGTTCCCATTCCTTGAGTAACTACATAACTTGGTCCTACTAACGCAGGATTTAAAAGTTTTTCTCCTTGATATTTCCAAACATCATGTTCAACTCCATCTACAACATATGATTCGTTCTCACACTTTTGAATGAAGCAAGCTCCGTCAGTAGTTCCTGAAACAAGTTTTGAAGTAGTTCTTAAACCTAGATCTCTGAGGGTAAAATCAATGCTTGTATTTAAGTATTGCCAAAGTTGCGTTCTTTTAGAAGCAAACTCTTTTAAAATTTTTGCTCTATATTCTGATAATGCCATTTTTTTGTTTTTGATAAATATACAGTTATAATATAACAAAAATATTTAAGAAAAAAAAGTGTATGGTCTTATTTCTACTTTCATAATTTAATTTTAAAAAAAGACCCTTCAGTAGATAAACTCAAGGGTCATAAACAATACCTTGGGAGGCGGTTAAGATATTGTTTTAATATAAACTCTTATAAAATAATGTAAAGCTAAATCCATAAATTACTCTTGCAACTATTACATGTAACAGCACAGGCCAAAAACTACAGTAGTTATACGCTAAGAAAAATATAGCAATAAATAAAAGTAGATTTCTTAGTAATTTAAACAAATGCCAAGCATCAGTAATTCCTACAAAAAAGGTAGTGCTTCCCCAAAATTTTGGACCTGCGGCAGGTTCACCACCTTTATACTTATTTTTCCAAGATATAGCAGGATCCCAAAATTCTGAATTAAATTTACTAAATATACTTATTGAATAATGAAACTGTATTGTATCCATTACAGCTTCAGCAAGACCTGCAAGTGCTATAAATATAATATACATTATTTATTACTTTTTTTCCAGTGAAGTATTCCACCAATTAAAGCTCCTATAGATGCAATACCTACAACTATCTTTAAGTACCAACTATCTAAATAATTTGTACACGTAATAAAATATACATATGCTATTGTCATACACAACGCAAAAAGTATTTGTATAATATCTAAAATTTTAAACGCTTTAGGCTTTTTGTTATTCAAACTCATAATATTTAATTTTTAAAAAAGATAATTATAAAGACCGTATAAAATCAGAAAGGAACCAAAATATCCTATATAACCCATTAATCTACCCTCTTTATCTACATGACGTTCTTGAGTAACAGGATCAATAAAATCTTTTGTCAATGCCATAGACAGTATTGCTAAAATAAATGCAGCTACAATAGCAACTGTGGTTACTAATAATTTAATCATAACTTTTCTATTCTTTTTTGTAAATATGCTAATGCTTTTTGTAATTCTTTTTTCTGTTTAGCTTTATCCCCTTTTTTTGATTTTACTACATACTTAATTACATTACCTAAGTAGTAATCTTTGTCTAGATTCCAGGCTTCTATTACATTAGATACATCATAAGTATTATCCTTTTCTGATCTAATATTTATATTATAGTCTGTTAATGAAGGCTTTACCTTTTCCTCAATTGGGCTTTTAGGAGTGTAATTATATGGAGTTTTATCATGCATGTTATTATACCAGTCTTTTGTTGATTCCTTTATTCCCATACCATTACAATATCATGAATTAACACCATCATTTTTAACTTACCGTCCATATCTATAATCTCAGCATTATGAAGAGCACCAGTCCGAACATACACTTTATCCCCAGCCTTAAGATCATTAACTTCTGTACCTACAGCATAAACATTAAGATGAGTCCATTCTTTCATTAACTCTTTCTCTTGTTCTTTTTCCATGTCATCAGTAAGTATAAGATCTAACTTACCTTCTTCTTTCTTTTTCTCAGGCTTATCTAACATAACCCTGTTTCCTCTCAATATAAATTTATTCATTTCTTTGTTGGTTTTGAACAAATATAGTAAAATTAATTTAAAAGATTTATATGACCTATGATTTGCTTTTTATTACCCATTAGATCACTATATACTACGACATATACATATATCCCACTTAAATCATTACCTGACCAACCCTCTTCTAAACTGTATGTTTCAAAAACTACATTGTTCCACCTATCATAAATAATCCAATGAAAATCTACTATTCCATTTCCTATAGCTTTAATTACATCATTAGAGTTATCACCATTTGGTGTAAAAGCATTAGGTATGTAGAGAGACACATCACATTCTGGACCCATCTTAATATACCCACTGTAAACTTTGTAAGGTACATTACCCCCACATACACTAGATGAAAGAACAGACATGTCTAGATTTAACTCATCACAACTTTCTTTTGTGACACCTTGTACACAAAATGAACGTATACAAGATCCAGTAAAATCCCAGTCACCAGGAAAGAAACTAAAATACCACCCATTATCTAACCAGACCCAGTCACCCTCTGTATTAACAGAACAATTGGTAGGAGTATCTATAGGCATGATAGTATCCCATCCAGATCCTGGGATAACCACCATAGACTGAAGCATACACTCATGACCCCCGAACCAATCAGTTATCTCATAACACAAAGTAATAGTATCCCTAGAGTAGTAATACTCAGAATAAGGATCTGCAGAACCATTCTCTGTTTGACCAAAGCAAGTTAAAGGCACAATAAGTAGCAACAATCTTAGCATGTCTAAATATATAAATTTACCCGTAAACAAAAAAATACTGTATTAGAGGTTTAGTAGGATCCTATATAACAAGACCCCACCCCTTGCCAGGTTTGGTGGTACCCCCCATTGATTCTGGCTGGATGGTTGCATTTCTAGTAACAACACCCAGGGTATGTACTCAACAGAAACAACTTTATGCATATCTTAACAAATTCTAAATTAAAATTTAAATCTTATGAAAAATGTACAAAGAGTGATGGTATTAGTATGCTTAGGTTATTCTATTCTAGTAATGTATTGTTGTATGTTCTGTGATATGCCTGATGCAAATAGGTTAGGCTTCATTATATCTGCAGGAGTTATGGCACTTCTAGGTTGGATGATGGATAGAGAACTAAGACAGTAAAGTATAGGAGGGTGCAATGCCCTCCTTTTTATTTACCATCACAAAACAACTTTGTGCATAGCTTAAACAATTATTAATTAATTTAAATTTAAAGCTTATGCATTATTATGGTTATGAATGGGAAAAGCAGGTTAGTATACTTGCTTCCCGAATTACATTACATCTTCAAACTGAAGTAGAGTTGCGCTTTTGTAACACAGCTGAAGTAAGACAACCAGGTGAAAAGAAGTCAGAGTATGTCTATGGGTTCATTTTACCAATGAAGTTTGACATTGATAAAGATGTCCTAGCTGACATGGTTAAAGATCTAAGATGTATTCATATTAACAAAAGGTATTGGAGTTATGAAAATGCTTTTATAATATGTAGAGAACCTTGGGTATTACAAGAATGGTATGACATACACTATAAGGGTACTCTTGCTACTGAGTATCTTAATAAAATTAGACAGATGGGAAAAGATGCTGGATATGGAGCTTGTCAATCTGGTTTAAACATGTTTGCCAGATCTCTTACAGATGAAGAGTGTATTGCTATCGAATATGAAGTAGAGCAAGATATGCTTGCTAAAGGCCATCTTGTAAAACATCTAGCAGTAGAAGATCCAGTAGAAGGGATTGACTATATAGATTTTATTTAGGTATAAGGGGGAGAAATTCCCCCTTTTTCCCATCACACCCAGGGGAAAACAGCTTTTTGCGTAGACTAAACAATTTATTAATTATTAATTATTTAAAACAATTATTATGAACAATTTAAATTTTATGAGTGATCAACCAGTTGAACTAGTACAAGAATTCTATGAAAGCTTTGGCTATGAAGCCACTGCTAGACAAGATGATGGTAGTACTGAAATGTTAAAGAACTGCACCTTTACCGCAAAATACTTTGCACCTGCTAAAGGATCAGGAGTTACTGAAGGTACTGAACCAGATTGGAAAACTACTGACAATGGTAAGCAATACTGCATAGTTATGGGGTATGCTAAAGTTAAAGGTTTCCCAGAGTTGTCTGGCTTACACAAGTGTTTGTTGAATAAAGTATCATATGATAGTGGTGACTTTGAACTAGGTGTACTGTATTCAAGTATATCTAAGATTCCATTACTTGATGGTGATGGTAACAGACACCCAGAGTTCAATGATATCTATTTCACTGTGTTTGAAAACAAAGCTACTAATAATGACATGTCAGATTTAGCTGCTGATAAGTTCAAGCAATGGATGGCTCAAAGAAAGGCTGCTACAAAATAGTAGTACAATACCCTACAGAGATGTGGGGTATTTTTTTACCATCACAAAACAGCACCTATTAGGCGGCTTGTTAAACAGCATGTAGTTTCTGCTACGGCTTTTTTTTAACAGCTTTTGGCATATCCTAATAATATTTAAATATTTTAATTATGAATTTAAACCTTATGAATGATGCATCTGTAGAAGATGTACAAGCGTTTTATGAATCCTTCAATTTTGAAGTTGAGTCAGGCCAAGACAAAGATGGTAATGCTACCACTGTAATGCAAAGAAATTGTTCTTTTAGAGCAACACACTTTACACCAGAGAGTGGTAATGAACCAGCTACTGAACCTTTTTGGAGAACTACTCCTAATGGTAAAGAGTATTGCCTTGTCATGGGTATTGCTAAAGTAAAGGGTTTTCCTGAAATATCAGAAGAGCCTAAAATTTGCATTCTTAACAAAACAAGTTATGATGCAGGAGACTTTGAATTAGATACCCTTTATAGTTCTATATGTAATATTCCTTTGCTTAATGCACAGGGAGAAAAGCATGAAGACTTTAATGACATTTACTTTACAGTATTTGAGAATCAAGCTACAAACAATGACATGTCTGACATGGCAGGTAGTAAGTTTGCTCAATGGATGGCAAGTAGAAAACAAGAGGCATAGTCTTATTGTAAGTAATATACAGTGCTCTATTAATTTAGAGTACTGTTTTTTTACAATAACATTTGTTACTCGGTCTAACTAACTATAAAACTATATAATGTTTTAATCATAGTACTATATAATATTATTTTTGACTGCAATTGATAGTAATGCAGTATAAATATCTAAACTATTAAAAGTATTTGCGGAAATACTTGTGTGTTTTAATCTTTTTATGATAGTCATACTTACCTATATTTCATTGGTTGTATATTAGTTTCATAATTATACTATAGTATATAGTATTATAATATTTTATATAGCTAACTTTTGTCATAATAGGTTAAGTTTTAATAGTTGTTTTTTATATATAGGATTAGTATACTCTCTATATAGAAGATTAAGCACAGAGTATCCCGCATTTAGCAAATAATATCTATGTTGGGCTACACATCTCTTTGAATAGGGGTCAGTAGAATGATGGTGCTCGGAGACCAATGTAACACCAACCTGTTAGGTGATAGATATTATTAATAACTGGGTGGAGTTTGAGTAAACCACTTGATAAATAGACTGCTCCAGATGGTACAGTGTATGTGCACAATGCACTGTACTAGTCTGTTTTAATTAGTACATCAATTGTAAATAAGTTGTTGAGGGGTTTTGCTCACGTTGCACCCTATACACTTTACACTCAAGTAGTAATACTTGACGGGGTTATTGATGTCAAGCAAAGTTATTATCATTAAAGACATAGGAAGTTCCTTTATACTAGCTAAAAAAGAATTACTTCCCGTCTTTATTACACCAAAAAACGGTATCCTAGGGAAAGACCTGGGTTGAGGTAGCGCCTCTGGATGGTGGATTAAAACCAAAGTGTCAGTTCCTGTTTTAAACCTAAAACAGAGAAGACATGCTATTGTACAGAGTTTGAAAGTTAATCAGACAATTATACTGACCGTCTTACTGTGGTCTCTGTTGTGATAGTGTGTCGTGGGAGTTAAATGGCTGAAAATCCCGTTTTAGAGTAGGCCGAGAGTAGAGAAGATATAAAGTGTTCCTTTTACACAACTAAAAGATATTACACTTCATCTTCTTTACTCTTATTTTTTCACTTATTAATACTTATTGAATTATGGCAAATTTTGCTGAACTTCGTTTATTTGGTCAAGCACTGAGAAAGACCAATGCTTCTGACACAGTTAACTCTGTACTTGTTAGAACTTGTGCATCTAAAGGATATGTTATGCGTATTGGATGTGATCCTGAAAGAGTAATGTCTTATATGCAGTCGTTACCAAACAATTATAATTCTACTTTCTATAAATCATTTAATGATGTTATCAATAGAAGTGAAGAAGCATGGTGGGTAGACCAGTGTATGCATTATGCATCTACATATGGTACAGGTCATACAGGTACACCTTATGTTCCTAATAATAATCCTAGTCTAATTAACTTTTCTGAATGTAAGGTTATTAATCCTATTACAATGGAAGAGCTTCATGATAAAATCCAAAATATGGCAGATTCAGGTATTGCTCTTAAGAATGATACTCTGAATGATATCTTCGAGTTAATTGAAGAGTTTGATATGTCATTTTGGACTGATAATATTAAGAACCGTGAGTTCTTGATTAGATATCATATTGCAAAAGGTATACCTTTTAAGAATGTAATTGAATCATTACAAGCAATTAACTTTATCATTACTGGTAGCACTTGTATTGTTAAAAGTCATGATGCAATGAATGCATATAGTTGTTCTGGTTCTTGGGATAGGTTTTCTAATATCAAGGCATGTTTTTATTCACATTCTTTAGAAGAATGGGCAAGTATCTTCAATAGATACAAGCCATTGTTTCTTGCTTTGAGAAATAGTGAGTTGAGACCTATGATTAACAAGATATCAAAGCTGTCTAAAAAGCATCACGTTCCTACTGTTATGCCTATGAGTACAAAGTTCTTGACTCCTGAATATGTTAATGATGATAAGTTAACTTATCAGTCAAGACTTTGGTTACGTAATTATCAGGATAGATCTTTATTTGAACTTGTAAAGTATTACAATGCTATACAAAAAAGAAGAACAGGAAAGTTTACTGACACAATTAATATCAGAAATGGTAAGAGTTGGGTTAAGAAAAGTTCTTGGGATCTTAATGAAGATAACTTGGATAAACTTAACAGTCAGGTTAGACGTTCAATATCTCATAAAATGAGAGAGAAATTACAAGGTAAAACTTTAAATCTCCCTTATGGCTTAGGTATTACTCTTCCTACATCAGAAAAGAATTTCATTGGTACATTACCTATTGGTTCTTATATTGATGTTATGCCTCAAGATAATCTTATTGTTGGGATTTATTGGAAAGGCGAGGATGGTGCAAGAGATCTTGACTTGTCATTTACTGATATAGATGGTAAAATTGTTTCTTGGTGTAATTCATACACCGATGAAGGTAGTAACATTGTTTACTCAGGTGATATGACATCTGCTGATCCTGAAGCTTCAGAGTATTTATTGTTCCGTAATGATATGCCTAATGGTATATTTATGTGTAACAATTATTCTGGTACATCAGAAGCAAAGTATACATTTATTGTTGCTAGACTTCCTGAAGGTAAGAGTCTTAATACAAATCATATGGTAGATCCAGATGATATTATATTTCAGACTCCTATAGTAATGACAGGTAGGCAAATGTCTATGGCTATCCATATTGGTAGTAGATTTATTTTTACTAATAGAGCTACTGGAAATGGTAGAGTTGCTAGGGCAGGTATTACTACTACAGATCTAATTCAGAGTCAAATTGAGATGGCAGATATGTCATTGACATTGAATGAATTTATAGATCATACCGAACTTGATGGTGAAGTAGTAGATCTAACTACTGATGACAAGTCAGCTTTAATTAGCTTATTGTCATAAGACTACTGAGCAGGATGTAATAGTCCTGCTCTTTTAAGATAAGCGGAAGTTGGCAGTCATCTTCCCATGTAACAAAAACTGCCATTTTTTATTTATAATTTAAATTTTATTTAAATGCAAGAAACAACTGTATATTACATATACATTAAAAATGGAAAGGAGTACTTTACTCCAAATCAAGATGTTGCTCATAAAAGAGCAGATGAAGGCACAGAAATTAAATTAAAAACAATTAGAAATATTATTTAATACTAAAACGTTATGATTGAAAATATGATTGAAGAAATTCAAGATTTACACTTAGCTGTACATCAAGAAGAATTACAAAAAGAGCAAATAACTGAAAGATATAACTGCAGACTTACTGTACTAAATTTAAAAGCAATTAGAAATAGATTGGTTTTATTACATCAGAGAATGATGATTCCACAGTATGGTTTTGCTAATTTTGATGAGTTATGAAAAAGAGAAGTTTAAAAACAGACCTATTTGTAGTAGGATTAGGGTTTACTTATATACTATGTGTACTAATTTTTTTATTAGTCAGTAGTTGTAAATCCGCATCATCTTGTGAAGCATATGGTCAAAATAATATGAATCATGGGAACATATCAGAAAATAAAGCAAGCTAAAGCAGATATTACAAGACTAGAAAAAGAACTTGATCAGTCCGCATATTGGGCTGATTATGCAGTAAGAAAAGATCAATTAGAAAGTGCTAGACGCAAGTATAGAACTTTAAATAATGAACTTACTGTTCAAAATATTGTAATTGTATTAGCAATAATCATTGTAGCAGGCGTTGTTATAAGCTGCCTGCTTTAAGATTTTTTTAAGTGGATAAGAGTTAAGGTTGAAGGCATTGCGTCTTCAGCCTTATACTCGCAATACAAAAATATGAATTTAAAAAAAGTAAGTATTGACCTTACAGAGGCTGATGTAGCCATAATGGTTAAAGATATTTGTAAAAACATACAAAGTGATGATAAAACTGAAGATATAGCAAAATTACTTACAGAACTTTTATTAAAAAGTACAGAAGGTTGTAATCAATTTGTACAAATTATACTTGGTAATGGTTTACCAAATGCTTTTTGTGATGGTGATGTAGTCAGGTGTTATTGGGATAGACTTTCTATGGGTCTTTCAGATGCTGATAAGATACATGAAGAACTTGTTAAAAATGATTTGATAAATGACAATTTAGTTGTTTGTAAAGTACAATCATTTAGAGGTTATGCAGATTATTTCCCTTATACTATACAGTTTAAATATGGAGAAGATCTATATGCATCTTGTAGTATGGGATTTGAAGATGTGCATCCTTAAAAATATTATATTTTAGTCGAATATATGCTGATAGCAGATAACAAGGGAGAAATTAAAAAATATTTTTCCCTTGTTAGCTATATAATGTGATTTTTTTATCATTAGATAGTTAACTTTTAAAAATTTATTACGTACTTAGTATATGAATTATCAGTTACCTAACGGAAAAGTTATCTATATCTCTATAGAAGAGTACTTATCTTTAACTGATGAAGACATCCAACATCTTATAGCTTTAGACTATGGTGATGTAGTCCAAAATCCCTTTAGTGGATCAGCAGTAGACACTAGAAAGAAACCAGAAGAGCCCAGAGAATTTTTAGATTTGAGCGAAGATGGTGAAGAATTTCCAGACATAAATCTATCAGATTTATCTTAATGTAAAATAGACTTAATAAAGTCAACTTACCTGTATTTTGAGCAAGTACAGGTATAGTATCGTGCTCACAAAATCAATTTATTTATTTATTAAAAATTAAATTATGAATTCAAAAGTAGTAGTATTAGCAAATGAGAAAACAAAAGCAGTTGTTAACGTTAATGAAAACAAACCAGATTATGGTTACATTATGGTTGCACAATCAAAAATTGTAACAGGGTCTAATGGTTGGCTTGATGTTAAAAGAATTACTGCTGTAGTACCAGGTAATATGGAAAAATTAACAGGAGCAGGTTTCTATGAAGGACAAGAGCTTCCTGGTAAGATTCGTACACAAGAATCTTTAGAGCCATTTTCAGATGTAAATATTGAAAAGCAAATGAAGAGAGCAGGTGGTGAAAATGCACCAGTATGTACTCTTATGGGTAAGCCAATTTATCAGCAAAGAACTTGGACTGTAGATGCAAGTCTAGAGGATGAGTTAATTGCACATGATAATAAGGATGAAATCCGTGCATATAATGCAAGTAAAGCAGATGCTGTTACACAGCAGAATGAAGATTTCTCTATAGGAGGATAATTATAGGTTATAGAAAATGAAAAGAGAGTAGTGGTTTAAGCACGCCTTCCCAAGAGGTTTGACTACGCCACCTCTCTTTTCTATTTATGAATTAGTTAAAAATGTAAAAGATGACTTCGACTAAAAAACACAAATTTGAATACTCTGGTAAACTAGAAGAGTATCAGTTGTATAAGAAAAACACTTATACAGAATATGAGACAGACAAATATTCTCAATATCAAAACTTTCTATATAAGAGAGCTTTGTATGGTCTCAGGTCTTTACCTACTGAAGAGGTAGAAAAGATGAGTAAACAAAAGAAAATCAGGATTAGCAAGGTGCACAGAAGAGCACAACGTGTTATAAATGAAGCTAAACAAAGAAAAGTAATAAGAATTACTAATAAAATGTTTAGCAAATGGTTTCCAGATACAACATTTACAAACTTTATGTTGAATAATACTGAAACGGATTATAAATTTAAGAATACTTTAAATTTTAAAGATTTAAATATGGATAAAGATGAAATAATTCGTATATTTATGGAGGAAGGAATCTTAAGTTCAAACTTTTTAAGTTTAACTAGAGATCCTAATCAATTACCAAGACTAAAAAATGTATAAGAATCAAGAATTATCAAAAATTGACCAAGAGTTTTTTGATTTGACTAAAAACTTTGATCTAGAAGATTGGAGAACAGTTAGAACAGAAGATTATTGGTGGGTTAAAACCCCTATAGGTACTAAAAGACCTAGAACAAAATATGAAAAGCTAGATCTTCTTACACATTATGTCAATAAAGGTGTTCCAAAATGAAACCAAAGTTAAAAGAATGTGACAGTTGTGGTAAAATGACTGTCATATGGAAGAATCATGAGGGTAATAGATATTGTAAATATTGCTGGAGTTGCCACAAAAGCAGTACAAACAAGCCACAGAAACCAAACGTATCTATCCCTCGTGTTTCTGCCAAAAGAAAGAAGAAAGATGCTGAATATCTTAAATTAAGAGAAAGGTATCTTACTCACAATTCCTTATGTAAGGTTAAAGTTCATGGATGTAGCCAACAAGCTACTGATATCCATCATACATATGCAGGCAGTAACCGTGATACTTATTATTTAATACAAAGTACATGGATTCCTGTCTGTAGGAATTGTCATAACTGGATACATGATCATCCAGAAGAAGCAAGAATTATGAATTATTTAAAATAATTTTATGAGACAATTTAGAGCTGATAATAGAACTACTGTTTTTTTCAATTATACTAAATTGTATAATTCAACAGCTGGTGCTCATTTTATTGAGGTTAGACCAGGTGTAAAATTTTGGATACCAAGAGCGTGGATAACTAAGTTTAATAGAAAGAAAAAAAGAATAGAGGTTAAAGGTTATTGGGCCGATGAACTAAAATTAAAATTAAAAGGTACAGTAAAATGATAGATAAAAATAAAAATTTAGATGAGCCTTCTTATGTATTAGTAAGAGCAAAAGGTGATATGTTGTATGATAATCATAGAGGATATTTTAAGTATAAAGATAAAAATGATGTTCATAACATAGTTAAGTTGGGTAGTAAAGAAGCTTTATCAGCCGCTGTTACTACAGCAAAAGCTCTTGCTCATGAAACAGCAAAGCCTTTATGGTATAGAGTTATGAATTATTTAGAAGATAAATATAGAATAAAATATGGATAGAGATAAAGTACAAGCTGAAGCTTTGAAAGCAACTTTAGGTAAAGATAGATGTGGTTTAGCTTTAGCTACAGGCGTTGGTAAGACACTTGTTGCATTAAATCACTTAGAGAATCATTATTCTCCTATGTTAGAAATCCTTGTAGTTGCACCAAAACTGTCAATTTTTGATAGTTGGAAAGCAGAAGCACAAAAATTTGACAAAGAAAAGTTATTAACAAAAGCAGTGTTTACAACTTACTTAAGCTTAAATAAACATAATCCAAAAGATTTTGACATAATATATTTAGATGAATGTCATAGTCTATTAGATTCTCATAGAACATTCTTAAATGAATATAAAGGTAAAATTTTAGGTCTTACAGGTACACCACCAAAGTATGCTAATTCTGAAAAGGGTAAGCTAGTAAGTCAATTTTGTCCTATGATATATGAATTTGTTACTGACAGTGCAGTAGAGAATAATATTCTTAATGACTATCAAATAATTGTACATGAGCTTGAATTAAGCACAAAAAATAATTATCTAGTAGAGATGAAGAATAAAAGTTTTAGAACTTCAGAGCAAAAAAATTATGCATATTG